GTTTCGGCCATGGTCTTTTCGTCTTCATGGTTTCTTTCCCTCGGTGGCGACAGCAGCCTCGCGCGCTTCCTTCAAGTGCTGCGCGAACTGGTGACACTCACGAACGAGAGAGTCGTTGTCGGTTTTCAACTTCGCGATCTCTTCGTTGGCATCCTCTAACCTGAATCGCAGCAAATCGGCCGGCTCCTCGCCCGGCTTGATGATCTTGCCGTGCATCTTCTGCACCTTGTCGGCCCTGGCTTGCGCCTCGGCAGCCTCGCGCGCAGCGATCAACTCGTCGAGGGCGGCGGCATACTCAGTTCGCAACTGCTTCTCGATGTCGAGTGCAGGAATGAATCGGCGCAGTTCGCGCAGGCGGTCGGTGGTCATCATGTGGTTTCCTTGAGCATCCAGCTCGCAGTTTGGTAGGTCGTCGCTTCGCGCTCCCACTGCGCCCGCAACTCACGGGCGGTCGGGTTGGCTGGCTCGTGCCGCAGCACCACGTCGAAGCAGCGCATGCCGAAGAAGTCGTAGCTGCCAGCCGGCAGGACTTCTGGCGTAGGCACCTGGTCGATCACGTCGAGCACGGTCCAGCGGCCGTTCCGCTTCACGTAGGCGCGCTCGATGATCCGCTGCGCCATGTGGAACGCCATCTTGCGGGCGGGATCGTGCCCACAGACTGCGCCTGCCATGTCCATGCCGCCAGCCATCACCTCGGCCTGCCACGGCATGGCTCTCGGATAGCCTGGCTTGCCACCGATGCTGGTGGCCTCGGTCCAGCTCCACCAGGCGTCGTTCGGCAGCATCTGCGGGATGATGAGCTGATCGCACAGGTCACGGAACCGATTGGCCACCGCCGCTGCCAGCTTGCGGTCGGTGAGATTGCGCACCAGCTCGGCAACCAGGAAGCCCATCCAGCCCTCGGCCCGGTTCGGGAAGGTCCACGGCGGGTCCAGGTTCCAGGTCTTCAGGAACAGCCGCGCGTGGTTGGCCAGGATCCACTCCGAGGCGGGATCGCCAGTCAGGCGCTTCGCCGCCCAGGCCGGGAAGTCGAACCAGTGCTCGCTGTCTGGCCCGCTGTAGCCATGGCGCTCTGACGCATCCGGCTCGTTGTCCTTGCCGAGCGTGTCGGTCGAGATCCGCCGGTTGACGCGACCGTCCCACAGCTTCAGCTCCCGGTGCGCCAGCGCCGAGTAGTCGAGCGGGTCGCCGTTGGCTTCGAGGTGGCAGCATGGCCAGGACACGTCGAGCCCAGCAATCTCCACCACCGCCAGCGCCGTCGGGTCGACCATGGCCGGGCCGCAACAGAAGCTCTGCCCGCCCTGCGCGCCAGTGGAGTCCGAGATCGGTGCCGGATCCATCGGCGACTTCTCCCAGGTGTGGGAGACTCGAAGCACCTCGGGCAGCAGGCTGTTGGTCCAGCCGACCGCATCGAAGCCCTGCGGCATCAGCGGATTGCCGAAGGCGTGGAGCGTCTTGAGGCCGACCACCTGCACCTGCAGGTTTCCCATCGCCATCAGCATCGGCCAGATGTCGGCCGGCGCATAGCGCAGCCAGGTGAACATCAGCGGCAACACGCGGGGCTGCCCATCGGCCAACCAGTCGCCGAAGTTCATCAGCGGGGAGCCAGGCTGCTTGCCCGGCGTGCTGACGATCGCATCGCCGAAGCGGAGCGTGAAGTCGGGCGGAATCCAGCCGACCACGTCCTGCACCAGCGGGTTGCTGGCACAGATCGCGATGCTGCCACGGCACCACGCTGGCTGGTCCGGGTACCAGCGCAGCCACAGGTCCACGTTGAGCATCGGCCCCACCTTGGCGCGGGCATGCACGTCGTAGGCGGCCCCGTTCAGCTCGAAGGTGAGGACGTGCATGCGCTGCCCGGCAATGGTGAGCCGCCAGAGCTGTTGCACGAAGTCGAGCGATGGTGCTGGCATGCCGTAGCCGCTCTGCCGAGCGTCGCTCAGGTCGAGCTTGAGCCGTTCACCGGCAGCCAGCGAGACGCGCAGGTCGAGATGGCGCGTGTCGAGCCCGGTCGCGCGGCCCAGCACGTAGCTGCAGCGATCGGTACGCCCCGCCTCGTACGACGGCATCCTGTCGACGTTGGTGCGGAGCCAGCCGGTGAAGGGGACGGTGGCGTGATTGACGAGGTTGATGACGGTGGTCATGGTGCTGGCTGTTGCTCCGGCAGGTTGCCGTCCTGGTCCGTTGGCAGCGCCGCGCCGCCGCCCGATCTGGTCATGTTCGTGGAGCAGACCGCTGCGGCATACATGCCTCGAATGCCGCCAGAGGTTTTCTGGTAGTTGCCGACGTTGGCAAGGTTGATCCCGATGGCTCCGGCCTGGGCGAAGCTGTCCTGGTTGGCGCCCAGGTAGATGAAGTCCCACTTGTAGATCCCGGTCTGGTGCTCGATCTTGGCCCGCAGTTGGAAGGTGGTGGTGAACACCGAGCTATTCTCCTCGCCGTCGGTGATGGTGATGAACAGCACCTTGGCCGGGCGCTGTGGCTCGGGCATGGCGCGCAGCCGCTCGCCGGTCAGGTCGATGGCGCGGCTCATGGCGTCGAGCAGCGCGGTGCCGCCGCGCGGGTGCAGCGTGAGCGCTGGGGCTGCAGCCAGCGGGCAGGCCGTGTAGCAGACCTGGAACCAGTCGTCCTGGCTCTGCGGGAAGGGGCTGAGATGGCCCACGGTGTAGAGACTGTTGCCCAGGTTCGGAGCATCGAACTGCATCAGGGTCACAGTCGCCTCGCCCGGCTGGGCGCGCAGCCCTTCGAGGTAGGTCTTGTAGCCGCCCTCCATGTCGGTCTTGACGGTGGCCATGGAGCCGGAGCGGTCGAGTAGCACGATGATGTCGGTAGCGTTTCTCATTCGGTTTCCTTATGGGGGTCAGAGGGCAATGGCAAGGGCGAGAAGGGCCAGAGCGATGAGCAGCAAGAATAGGTTAGGGGCCGGCCCCTCGTCAGTGAAGTCGGGGCGATGGTTGCGCATGTGGGTCACTGCGCAACGGCCAGCAGATACGCGCTGGTGCCGTTTGGCAAGTTGGTCTTGACGATGAGGCCCTTCTGCAAGAGGGCGCGCACGGTCCGCTCGTTGACGCGCGAGCTGTCGGCAATGAAGTAGGCGCCGCCGAAGACACTGCTCAGCAGCTTCCGGCCGCGCCGCATCCGGTATAGCACGGAGCGTTGCTCCGGGGTCAGGGCTGGGGCTCTCACTTCGGCGGCTCCGCTCGGTCAGGCACGCCGTACTGCTCGTTCTCGGCCTCGACTTCCTTGACCCGCTTCAAGCAGTAGTCGCCGACGGTGCGGTAGAGCATGGCGCAGTCCGCCCGGTGAACGTCAGGGTGGGAGAAGCGGACGAACAGCACATCGCAGATGGCGGCGGCCAGCTCCGGCATGCCACCGACGATGACGCCGAACTTCGACTCCTTGGCCGTACACTCGAACCACTTGAGGTTGGTCCAAGCCTCCGGCCCGGTCGACCGACGCTTGCTGATCTCGACGGCCTTCTTGTAATCCCGCTCGGCGGGCCTCTCGGTCTTGTTGGTTGTCATAGCTATCTACCTCGGTACATCTTCCAGCACCGCCTTCAGCTTCGCGGCACGCCCGCGAAGATAGGGCGGCAAAGTCTCTTCCTCGACCACGGCGTCCAGGTACTCCGCGAACAGCCCCTGGCGTCTGGCTTGTTCGAGATCGGTGTCGCGAGGGCGCGAGCCGCCACCAGCAGCACGCCGTCGGCGCCGCTCCTCCCAGCGTTCCGGGGTCATGCCCACGGTGAAGCAGATCCCGGCCTTGGCCGTGCGCTTGGTCAGCGTGCCGTAGGCAACGCCCATCTCGGCGCCGATCTGCCGCAGCGTCTTGCCCTGGTCGCGCAGCGCCTTCACCCGCTCCAGGTCGATCTTGATGTACACGCCGTGGTGGTGGCGCCCCAGGGAGTCGATGCGCATGGGCTCACCCGTCTCGTTCCTGCGCTTGCGGGCATGCTCCCGCTTGCAGGCCAGACACTGCCCGTTGATCGACTTGGCGCCCTTCTGGGTCAGGTCGTGGATCCCGGCCCGGCAGACCTTCAGCGGGTTCCGCTTGCGGCTCAGCTTGTGCTCGCGCATCCGGGCGCGCACTATGTCGAAGCTGCAGCCGAGCTGCTTCGCGATCTCGGTCACGGTCAGATCGGTGGCCATCAGCTCCTTGAGCTTCGGTATGTCGACCGCTACGCGAGGGCGGCCCATCACAGCTCCTCCACCACGATGGACGCGCCGGCCCAGTTGTGGCGCAGCGATGGCCAACTCTTTCGGACATGCAACTCGCTCACCTGCGCATCATCAAGCCACCAGCCATCTTGCGTCATGCAATCCAGCACCGCCTTGGCCAAGTTGTCGACATCGGGCTTGCTGGTGCAAGGTAGTGCATCCTGGGTGTCCTTCTTGCGACAGAGCCGCTTCGGGCGAGGCAGGTAGAAGTTGATCGAGACCCGGAGCGGGCAAGTGAGCGGCTGGGCAGGGCGGTGCGGCCGAGCCGCCGCCACCACCATCCCCTTCCACTCGCCGGCAGTGCCTGGGTCGTAGACGCCAGCGTGCCCTCCGCGCGTGAACGCCTTGGGGCGAGGCTGGCCCTTGGGGATGCCGCGCAGCTCGAAGCCAGCCCAGAAACGTTCGCCCTTCATCGCCGGCCTCGCTCGGCCACCGCCTTGGCGATTTCGGCTGTAGCCACCCCAGCTCCGAGGCTGGCAGCTTGCGCGATCCGCCTGGTGGCCAGCGCCATCAGCTCGCGCTGCACCTCATCGAACAGCTCGGTCTTCTCACCAGCAGGAACAGTGCCGTCACGCTCGCACAGGTGTTTGCCAGTGGCCAGGATGGCGCCAAGCGCAGCGCCGCACAGATCGGCCAGCACGACCGAGACCGCGACTTGCTGCGGTGCCGTCTTGGGTCGGTGCGTCTCCAGCACTTTGCCGATCTCGTCCATCAGCAGGCAGGTGTAGGCTCTATCGACGAGATGGATCACAGTGCCACCTCCGGCTCCGGCTTGTTGCCGAGCCACAGCGCGATCTGCTCCAGTTGGTCGGTCTCCAGCGTCGGCAGCTCGGCGCGCTTCTGCAGGATGACCCCCAGCCGGCCACCGCAGAAGTCGATCAGCGCCTGGAACCTGGCATCGCTGGTGACCGAACGGGTGATGTTGCTGAGCAGCGCATCACGGCGCTTCAGCTCGGCCAACCGCACTTGGTACGCCTTCTTGGCCGCAGCCTTGTCCTTCTCGGGCAACTGTCTGGCGAAGCCTCCGGCCGTCACCAGCTCCTGCTCGCTGTAGGCGCCCTGGAACGCCTTGAGCACGTCGATCAGGGTGACCGGCGTGACCGCCTGTGGAGCCGCTGGAGGCTGGCTCTCGGCAGGGGCTGTCTTGGTAGCCTTCTTCGGCTTCGTCGCAGCAGCGGTCTCAGGCGGCTGCGGAGGGCCCCCGTTGGCGGGTGGTTCGTCGGGATGTAGGTCGCCCTTGTGCCACAGCTCCAGGCCGGCGCCGAACCGCATGCCGCCGTTGCGCAGCATGTCGCCGATCACTTCCTTGATCCGGTCGCCAGGGCTTTGGTACGACTTGACTTCGGCATGGCCGTAGCAGAGCCGGGTCACGCCGCAGATCGTCAGCTCGGCCCACATGCCGCCGTGGTCGTCGAAGCGTGGCAGGCCATGCTCGTCGTAGGCCAGCGGCTTCCACTCCCAGACAGGGTCGGCATCGAGCAGCCGGTCGGTCAGGGCGGCATGGCCGATGTAGTCCAGGTGGACCGCGTCCCGGTGGTGCCAGCCGTCGCACTCCTTGCACCTGATGCCGGCGCTCCGGTTCGCCTTGCGCTCGTCGGCCTGCTGCTTGGTCTCCTTCGGCAGCTTGCTGATCTGGTTGGTAGGGAACGCTTCGCGCATCCGGCGCAGGCCAGCGAGGCGTTGACGCGCAGCGGCGTCCAGGTCTTGTTCTTGCATTTCTCGGTCGGTAGCCATGTCGGTCTCCTTTACAGATTGGGGTCAGGTCTTCAACTTCTTTCTCGACTTCTCGAACTCGCGTTTGGCGCGCTCGATGCGCTCGGCCACGATCCGCTGCAGCAGCGCCACCCAGTGCTTCTTGCGGTCGTGGCCGCCGACCGTTCCTCGGTCGATCACCTTGCCGTTGACATCGACGGTATAGGTGTAGTTCGAGGCGTGGTCAGGGCCAGTGGCGTCGTTCAGGATCTTGATGGTGAGCATGGCTAGTCCTTGTCCTGGAGCCACGCCATGAAGGCAAGGAAGCAGAGGAGGCCCAGCAGCACCAGCACGTTGGCCACGGTATCGCTCATGGCCGATCCTCGTCGTCGAGCTTGATGCCCAGCGCCTTGGCGATCGATGGGTAGCGGGCGAACTGGAAGCGGGTGCCAGCCGATGCCGGCACGGTGTACGCCTTGCGCTCGTACTGCTTCCACTCGGCAATCACCTTGCCGTCCACGGTCAGGGTCACGTCCCGGCCCCACTCTCGAAGCTGGGTCAGCAGGGTCTCTTCCTGCTCGGCGTGGCTCTTGCCCTGCGCCCGCAGCAGGCACAGGTCGGTCAGCGCTTGGCGCTCGCTCTTGGTCACCTCGCGGGTGCCGAACAGGTGGCCGGCATGCTCGACCGAGGCGCCAGGAGGCGGCTGGTCCTTCAGCACGTAGCTGTGCCAGAAGTCCTTGGCGCAGGTCTGGATCTCATGCTGCACGATGGGGTCGGCTTCGAGGTGGAAGTCGAGCAGCTTCTGGCCACCGAACAGCACCGGGAAGGTGCAGAGCGGCAGGCCCGTCAGCGCCAGGTAGTGCTGGGCCTGGTACTGGTAGTCGATCGGGATGCCGGCGTTCCAGGTCGGCAGGAAGGCCAGCGCCGTGGTCTTGACTTCGAGCAGGCGCCGCTCCAGATCATCACCGACCCGCTTGGTGCCGATCGCATCGGGATGTCCGGCCCGCCACGGCTCCTTCGCATCCTCCTCGAAGCCGCCTGGATTCACCGCCATGCCGTTGCGCCGTGCCCACTCGGCCAGGATCGCCGGCTCCAGATGCAGCCCCCATTGCACCCGCTCGGGAAGCACCAGCGGCTGTGCCTTGCCGGTCTTTTCCAGCCATACGTCCATGGGCGTGCGCCATTCGGACTTGCCGCAGATCGCGGCAGCGTCACCCCCGCCCAGGTAGCTGGTGCGGGGTCGTTCGGTTGTCGTACTGCTCATGGCGTTGCTCCTCGTGGAGTATCGCAAGCGATGGCTGCGTTGGCCCGCATGCGCACGTCTTCGAGATGGGTGAGCGCCAGCGCCAGATTGCGCCCCTCGGGGCAGATGTCGCGCAAGACCTTGGCCAGCTCCAGCGTCAGGTTGGAGACCTGATGATGCAGAGCTGTGGCCTCCGGCGCGGCCTTGTGGTACTGGAAACGGTTGTCGAGTTCTGCGTTGGTTGGTTTCACTTCTTGCCTCCTTTGCGTTTGCGCTTCGAGCGCGGTTTCGGCTTCGTAAGTACGTCCGCCATCTTGATGATGGCCCTTGCTGCAGCGCGGGCGTTGCCGCATTCCATCACGTTCGCGATCCTACCGAGGTGAAACAAGATTCCCTCCATGCTGGCCGCCATGCGCAAGGCCGAGCCAAGCGTCACGTCCTCGTGAGTGAATGGCGGCTCGACTTGGCTGCGTCCCCAGGTGGCGTATTCGCGAGACATCTCGACGTAGGAATAGTGGCGCTTCATCTTCGCCTACGCTTCGGCTTCGGCAGCAGCCGGCGCAGCTTGGCTCGCACCTCCGCCAGAGTCTTCCGCATGTACGAGGATGGGAAACAAACCTCGTTCGTGGTGGGGATGGTGAGGCGGAACAGCTCTCGCAGCTCAGTGAGCGCCCGGCTGAAGATGCGATGGCTGCGATCACTGGCCGGGAGCAGCACGGTTTCCCCGTCGCCATTGTCACCGCGCTTGAAGTTGCAGCCGCGCACGGCGGCTACGGCAGCGGCAGGTCAGAACTGCCGCTTGCCTTTGACGATCCGGCCGATGTCGCCGGACGGTGGGATCTTGGCGGTCAGTGCCGCCCGGATCTCTCTTGTGGTGAGTGCCATGGCTGGTCACTTGGTGAGCAGCTTCGGCAGCGGCGCCTCGTGGATCTTGTTGTAGAGACCCTGGGCGTGGCCACGCATCGGCTGGCCGGTGACGTAGGCATTCCATGCCCGCGCCGTGGCGACGTACATCGCCCGGCGCCAGATCGAGCCCTGGCGGTTGCCGGTGCGCACCTTCTCGGCCCAGCGCAGCAGCTTGAGTTGCGGCCCGTCTTCGGACAGGCCCACCATCTTGCTGATGCCGGTGAAGAACTCGGTGACCAGCTCGAACCCGGTGTCCGAGTCGCCGACTTGGTAGGCCACGATGCCGACCGTGGTGCCAGGGATGGGCCGTTGGTTGGCGGCACCAAGGGCACGGGCACGCTCGAAGCGGACGTGATCCATCGACTCGAAGAAGGTCATCTGCAGTTGGTTTGAGACCTTGCCGCTGCGGTTCCACGGATCCTCACCCTGCTCCAGCAGGAACAGGCTGCGCACCATCGACCCGGCGATGGTCTTGGCGGCGATGCCACGGCCACCGATCAGGTCGTGGAAGCTGCGCGACCGGCCCTCGTCGACCCCGTCGGCAGTGGCGTCGGTCACGAACAGCGTCACGAACGAGACGCCGGCCTCGATGCAGGCGTGCAGCCGGTGCTGGCCATCGATCAGCCACCCCTCGGGGTTCAGCTTGATGGTCTCGCCGTTCAGCTTCCAGCGGCCTTCGGCCATCTCGCGGGCGTACTGCGTGACCAGTCCGGGCCGCAGCTCGCGGATGTTGGTGTTGCGTTCGAGCAACGCGGCAGCGTCACGCGGGGAGATGGTGACGACCTTGGCGCTCATGTTCACCACCGCATGGCGGGGCTGCTTCAGGGCGCCGGGGATGGCAGGACTCTCTTGGTTGGTGTGCATACGGGTACTTCCTACCGAGGTTTGGATTGCCTGCTTGCGCTCCCGGTAGCAACGCGCAACAGGATCAGAGCCTGTGAATGAAGAAGAGTCGTTGGCTCTAGCGCAACCCTTCTTAGCTCTACGTGGATGTACCATGACTCACTCGTAAGTGCTGTCTAGCATTACTGTACCGGATCCCATCTGTTCTTCTCTGTACCAAGAACTAGAAGGGCAAGGAACGTTCCTGGTACCAGTACCGTTGTGGTACGTACCAGTACAGAACCCCCCTACCCCCCGTTGAGCCATGGGCCTGGATCATGGGGAGTCAGTCTGCTGGAAAGATGGCAGACTCGCCGGCCTCGACGAGCTTCTGCCACAGCAGCTCACGCTGCAGGTCGCGCTGTTGGTCGTCGGCGCAGGACTGGCACAGTCCATCACCTAGCGGGACCCCTCGGTCCAGCTCGACCAGGATCTTGGTGCCGCACTCGGCACAGGTCGAGACGTTGGTTGTCATGTTGGCGACACCTTTACAGGTGGGCTCAGCTCGAAGTCAAGCAGAATGTCTGTGGCTCGGGTGATTCATGCGCTACCAACCACAACCGACCGAAGCCGGGAGCAAATTGCTTGAGCGTTCGCCGGATCTCCCGGCGCAACACAGCCCGCAGCCACTGACAGGCGAGCATGATAGCTCCCCTACCGGATCCGTCAACGCGGATAAACCCGCCACCCCCTGCGGGGAGATGCTTCCGCAGGAGGCAGCGAGAAACCATGGCGTGGTCTGCAGCCAGGCAGTGGTTGGACACCAGTCTGGCACCACGGTTTGAAAACTCTAGCGGTCCAGCGGATCCTTGCCCAGACCCTCCAGCATCTCGGTCAGGGCGGCGTCGAGATCGCCATTGCCCTCATGGACGATGGTCTCGATGTTGGGGTTGAGAGCGTCCGCCGCCTGCCGCATCTTGGCCTGCTCCTCGACGAACTGTTCCAGGTGGTTGGCCACGTCGTTGGTGGCCAGCACCACGTACCAGCGGCGGCTCGTGTCTTGTGGGTTGTGCTCGCCGGCAGCCAGCAGCACGCCCAGCTCGTTGATGTCGGCGATCAGTCGGCCCGGCGTGCGGGCGGCGTTGGTGATGATCCGGGTCACGGCCACCGAGATCAGTGATGCCATCCTCTTGCTGTTGTTGCTGTTGTTCATGTCATCTCCTTGGTTGGAGTCATTGGTTGGGTTTGCCGAAGGACGCAGTCCACGCGCGAACCAGCTCGGTCCCCTTCGGCACGGGCGAGCCGTCCATGGTGCCGCTACGTTGCAGCTCCTTGGAGTAGTTGGAACACAGCCACCACGGGGCCTTGACGTGGCGGCCAAGTAGGAAGTGGTACAGGCCCTGGCGGGTGATCTCCATGGCGTTGGCAAGGGCGGTGCGGGTGCCAGGGTAGAGGCGGATCAACACGGGCCACGGTCTTGTCGTCTCGGTTGTCATCGGTCAGCTCGATAGGTAGAGGGCCACCAGCAGCAGGATGGCCACGATCAGGAAGAAGAAGAGGGAACCGTCCGGTCTGATCTCCGGCCCGCCCCCGCCACGCAGTAGCGGCGGACAGCGGTGGATCGTGTGCGTGAACCGGGGGCAGCCACAGGACGGGCAGCGGGCATGGATCATGGCGCTATCCTACGGGAAGGGCACTGCCGCCACGGGCGCGGCAGCGCGGGGAATCAGGCGCGATCAGGCATGGATCAGGCAGGAATCAGGCGATGGCCGGCAGCGTGACCTTCGGCTCGGTCTCGCCCAGCAGGTGGCGCTGTGCCCGGATGGTGCGCGCCGATTCCAACAGCGCCTCGGCGCTGATCTCGGTGATGAGCGTGCCTCTCGGCTGGCGGCGGATCTGCGCCAGCTTGGCGCGCTTCACCACTTCCCGGATCACGGCGGGGATGGTGCCAGCCAGCTCGTCGCCGACTTCGGTCAGATCGGCATTGGGCGGGATCACGCCAGCGCCGTAGTTGCGCAGCAGCTTCTGCACTGCGATGGCATCTGGCGGCGGGATCTCGATGATGGCATCGAGCCGGCCGGGCCGGCGCATCGCCTCGGTGATCTGCTCGACGTAGTTCGTCGTGGCCAGGGTGATGAGGTTCAGCTCCTTGGTGTCGATCCCGTCCACCGTATTCAGGATCTCGTTCATCTCGTCGTCCCGCTCCCCACTGGTGGCCGAGTCCACGTCTTCACAGAAGACGACGACAGCCGGGCTGGAGTAGGGCACCGAGAAGCGGATTGCAGCGGCCAGCTCCATGGCTCGCTTGATGTAGATGTAGGTGATGCCGGCCTGCTGCGCCTTCTTGGCGGCCACCAAGGCGGTCAGCGTCTTGCCCGTGCCAAAGGTGCCGGCCAGCAGCACGCTGCGCCGGATCGGCTCACCGTTGGCCACGAGGTCGTCCAGCCGATCGATCGGCGTGAACAGGTTGGTGGCGATGGCCGCCTCGGTGTCGTGGTTGAACACCAGCAGGCTTTCGTCCACCGATTCCACGTCCATGAACTTCGGTTCCGGTACCGGGTACGGATCGCCGTCTTCGTCGCAGAATGACAGCGATACCGCCTTGCCACGGTAGATCGAGTCGGTCTGCAGGTAGCGAGCCACGTCTTCCAGCAGCTCTTGCACGAACCTCTCATGCAGCCTGCGGACCGTGATCGAGACACGGAACAACAGCCGCTTCTGGCTGTTCTTGGCCACGCTCGGCTCGACCACGCCACCGATCTGCGGGGGCAGTGCGAACTGGCCCCAGGGGACTTGAAGCGAGGTACGGAATCCGGTCTGGACCGTCACCATCGCTGGCAACTGCGGACCGAAGAAGCCCCACTGCGTGATGTTCTCGACGAACCCGAACTTCTGGCGCAACACCTGGAACAGTGCATGCGCCCCGTCGTACGGATGCACGTCGTAGTCGCGGTGAAACACCGCCGCTTCTTCTTCGTACTTGATGCGCCGCTGCAGCACGTCGACAGCGTCCTTGAGCTTCAAGGAGTCGGGAATCGTGATGCACTCACCGTGCCTGCGGATCTCGGCCACGTTGACGACGGCTACCTTCTGATCGAGTGTTTGTGACATTGCTCTATCCTTGTTGGTTGTCATGGGTTGCACCGTGGCGAAGTGCCACGCTGCGCCGGGGACCACCAGCCCGGCAGTGGTTGCCACGCCTGAGACAAGGCCGGCGTGGCCTTCGCCAGTCAGCGCCGCTTGCGCAGCTCCGATACCCACACGATCAGGGCGAAGCCGACCGCAACGGACAGCAGCCCCAGGAACGCACCGACCAGAAACCAGAGCATCATCATGGCTGCACCTGCTGCGGCTCGGCCGCAGGTAGGAAGCGGGCTTGCCAGATCCGCTTGCGTTCGGCCAGCGCTTCCTCGGCCCGCATCCTGGCATTGCGGGTGTGGATCACAGCATTGCCGGCCCGCATCCTGGCCTGCTGTGCCTCGCGTTCCTTGTGCTTGCACAGGAACAGCTCCTTCAGTGCCTCGGCCACGTCGGGCGACGGGCAGGTGGCTAGCTGGCGCTTCTGCGCCTTGGTGCGGCGGTACCGCCTCACGTTCGGATCTCCTTGGCAATGGCGCGGGCCTGCTGGTACAGCTCCACTGCGTCGTCGAGCTTGCTGAGGCAGTCCCTCATGTCATCGAAGTCGTCGGTGTCGCAGTCGATGACGTTGCAGGCTGCTTCCCGCAATTTCTCCGTGGCATGCTGCGCAAGCAGGGTGTTCTGCAGTTGTTGGATCTCGGTCTTGTTCATGGCGTCTCCTATTCGTTGGTTGTCAGGGGAAAGGGAAAGACCCGCAGGAAAACCACCCGTCGGAAGGGGAGGGTCGGGAATTACGTTTCACGCGCGGCCCGTCAAGATCGCGCAACCTGCGGTGGTGTACTACTTCGCGCCGGCAGCCAGCAGCTTGCCGGCCTGGGCTTCGAGCTTCACGCGCTCGTCGGTGTGGGTGATCGAGCGGGCGTGCGCCGTGACTCCTTGCACGATTTGCCACAGCGTGCGGGCTTCGCCTTCTTCGGCCTTGGCTGCAGCGACACTGGCCTTGGCCAGCGCCGACGTGAAGCCTCGTGCCTTGAGCCAGTCGAGTACCGAATCGTCCTTCTTGGACTGGTCCCCGATCAGCGTCTCTTGCGCCTTGGTGATGGCGTTGACGATCTGCTTGGGCGATTCCTCGCTGTAGCGCCGCAGCATGCGCCCGCCCTCGCTGGCGAACCGATCGGGTGCGCCGCTGGTGTGGCGGATCGCCAGCTCTTGCACGTTGGTCAGGCCCCAGATCGTGCGGTTGTCGCACACGCGGTTGTACAGGAATCCGACCAACGTCATGGTGCGGGCGCCGACTTCAGAGTTCGAGGCGATGAAGCCACGGAACAGCGGTTCGCTGGCGCCAGGGATCTCGATGGGCCGGTCAGGGTCGCACAGGAACACGAACAGATCGCGGTCGCTGGCGTAGAGCGTGGTCGCCCGCTTCGGATTCTTGGTTGCGTAGGACGCAGCCGGCACCTTCCAGCGCCCGTCTGCATTCACCTTCTGCACTGCCCGGCACACGTCGAGATCGTAGATCCGGCCGTACGTTGTGCTGGTCCAGCAGCGCGCGACGTTGTCGCCGTTGCTCTGCGCGTAGAGTAGCGCCTCCTCGCGGACGGCCCGGTGTTCGAGGCCCCATTGCAGATTGATGGCCGCCAGTTCTGGCGGCATCGTTCGCAGGTAGCCAACGCCGCTCGATGCGCCGGCCATGGCTGCGAACTGGCCGAAGGACCAGTGAGTCGGCAGCAGGTCGACCGGATCATCTCGGCTCGGATCCTCGACGCGGATCCGCAGTTGCGGCGCAGCACCGTTGTCTTCCCTCAGCACGGCGCGAACGTTCTTCGGCTCGGTTGCGAGGGTCCAGGATTCCCGCTTGCGCTGCTCGACGTGCCGTTGCAGATCGTCGAGGGTCAGGAAGCGTTGATCGTCGGGCCGGCTGGCCCACTCGTTATGCAGTGTCTTGGCGTTCATAGTAGCTCATCTCCTAGCTACGGTCGGAATGCACGCTTGCGAAGTGCAGACGTGCGCCGGGGACCGTTTCCCGGCATTGGCTGCCGCGCCCTTTCCCGATGGCGGCGCGGCGGGTTTCCATGTTGGTGTTCATGGGCGGAATCGTAGCAAGCTGACTAGCTGGCGTCAAGCTGCAGTTTCGCAGCAGCCAGCCAGCGGTCCCGCACGATGCCGAGCAGCTTGCGGGTGTGGTCGGCGTCCAGCGCGCTGATTGCTCGCGTCGGTGCCTTGGCCCACAGCCCGGCCTTTTCGTTGCTGTAGGACGGGTGAACGTCGGTGCCGAACATATCCTCGACGAACTGCGTACCGCCCGTGTTGTGGATGTAGAGCGCCATGGCGAAGGCGCCTAGCTCGACATCGAACAGGGTCGGCGTCACGGCGTCGGCTCCTTGGCTGGCGCAGGCGCGGGGATCTTCCACCCGTCTTCGAGCGGGCACTCGACGCGGTCCTTGCTCATGCGGCGAATGGTGTTCGTGTTCACGTCGACCAGCACGACGCCAGCATCGCCGACGCTGTTGCCCTCGCGCAGCAGTTCATCGATCATCGCGGCCGTGTCCGATTGAGCATGCGCGCGCGAGACGGGGCCATTCCAGATTCCAAGCGACAAGTTGCCTTCGATGTGATCGTGGCACACGCCGACGAAACGTGCGGCGCCGTACTCCGGGTCGCCTTCTCGCCCTTGCATGCGCTCGCGCCATTTGGTCAGCAAGGCACCAAGCTGGCTCGCGTGCCAGTGCAGGTACACGAACGGCGAGTACTGCTGACCATCGGTAAAGACCACCAAGACACGGTTTCCCATTGCATCTCTCTCTAGTAGTGCGATCGGTTCACACGCCAGCATCGTGCCGCCGTGTCCGGGGATCGCGGCCCGGAATGGTTGCCGCGCCTGTTACTTGGCCGGCGCGGCCGTGGCCTTGGTCCGCCTGCAGCGTGCAAGATCCATGTCGCCGGCATTGCGACCGGACCAGACGTGACCGTCGGGGCCAATGAATCGGAACGTGCGCACCGGATAGCGCCGTCCGAACCCGTAGCCGTACGATTCATGCACTCGGCCGAGAATGTTGAACTTGGCCGTGCCGGGCCAGTTACCGAGCCGGTAGACGTAGCGCTTCCAGCCGGTGGCCGTCCTGCGCTCGTGCGTGCCGCCGTCTGGCACGTCGACTGTCGTCAGGTAGAGGATTGCGTGCCCGTCCGAGACCATGGCAAGGCGCTCGTGTTCGGCTGCACAGACGTAGCAGATCCGGCGCCCATCGGGGCAAGTGGCATAGCCGCTGGCGCCACCGCTGGCCGGTGGCTTCGGGAAGGTGGCGCCGCATTCGGCGCAGATCGGTTGCGATTCCATGGTTAGAACCAGGAAGCGAGCATCGGCTCGCTGCCGTCGGTGTTGGCGCGCTGGACGATGGCCAGCGCACGGCGGTACTCGCTCATGTAGCCAGAATGCCGGGCACGATTGCGGACCGCATCCTTGACGGCCTTTTCGGGTCGGCGGCGGTAACACGCGTCGATCCATTCGCACCAATTCTCCTGGCCGTTGTGCGCATCCTTGACGATCATCGCGGCGACGCTCGGCGTTGCGTAGCCAAGTGACTCGCAAATCACGTGCGCGCAGAGGCGCGGGTACCGGCGCAGGAAGTAGTCACGATCCTGGGCGCGGCCGTGCCCGGTGCGCTTGATGTGCAGATCGGCCTCCCGTTGCGTCTTGTAGGTGGCCAGGACGTGCTTGTCCGGATCGAAGTGATGCGAGTGAAGTAGATCGGCGTCGACGATGCAGAATGCGTCCGAGCCATTCTGTGCTGTAGTGAGTCTCATAGCATCTCCAAAAGGGCGGGATTGCCCGGCACGGGACCCCGTAGGATGCCGTGCCCGGCAAGCCGGGCCGTGCTTTGGTCAGGCTCTCATTTGTCCCCCTTCCATTCCCAAACGAACGGGTAGAAGCAACCATCGGCCCATTGCAGACGGAACGTTCGACGGTGCCCGGCGATAAATGGGGAGCCGGAAAGGCCGTGCCTGTCACCCTCGAACACGTACCGATGCACTACCGGGCCAAGCGCGCTACGGCCGCGCTGGCCGTACTCGGCGGGAATGACGATGTAGCCAGCTCTTGCCAGCATGCGCAAGGTGCTCTTGTGCGTGACCGGGCGCCAGCCCGGCATCACGTTGTGGAATGCGCCAGCGCCTAGCATGGCTCCTCCTCGATATCCTCGAATTCGCCGCGAGAATTCGGCTCGGACGGATCGTCCGCATACAAGTAGGCAAGCTGCTCGGCGTCGCCCTCTGCGAATGCCATTTGCGCCGCAGTGTAGTCGGCGAAGTACTCGGCGTCGGTGTCCCCTGGCCGTAGCGTCAGAAAGGCGAGCAGAGCGTAGAGGGTTTCGTCGGAATCATCGGCGTGCAACGGCGAGGGCCGAAACTGGTCGCCTTCGAACAGTACCGTGCCGTTCGGTGCGCGCATTTCGTAGCCTAGGCGCGAGCGCTCAAGGCCGACGGTCGCAATCGACCAAACGGCGAGACTGTAGCCTAATTCGAGCCGCACGTGCCGCAGGATGTCGCGTGTCGTTTTCATGGCTCAATCGCCTCCATACGCTGCGTAGGAGTCTGCCGCGCGGCGCAACAGCGTCGCGGCGAGGGCGAGCCGAGCCTTAGCCTTGGCGTGCAAATGCGCACGGCCGCCGGCAGTCTCGGTACGAGTCGCGACCGTGCAATAGGCACGTGCGCATTCGAGCAGGTCGCATGCCTCACGGGCATCGTTGAGCATCGCGCCGCATGCGAGCGGCACGACAGAGAAAGGGGCATCTGGCGCAGGAATCGCTGCGCGCGGAAACGGGGTTTGCATCTCGCTATCTCCAGACGGGAATACCGAGCATCCGGCTCGGCAACGGTCGGCCTCGTTCCAACACGATTCCGACGCAAGCGTCCTGTTGCCAAGGCGCTAGCGTCGGCGCACCATTCTCCTTTGGCACACCGTGTTCGAGTCAAGTCGATAGACTGTGCTTGTGCTTTGGTGACAGTCTCTACGCAATCTCGCACCATGCCATTGTTGATACCGGAGAATGGGCACTATCTCCGCGCTGGGTCTCTATTCGGTATGCCCAGCGAACCACCATGCTCGCGCATGGGCCCCGCTGTTGGTTGGCCTCAATGCCGGTTGCTGCCGGCTCTGTTCGCGACCGTGCTTGGCATGCGCACGTCCACGTTGCGGGTGAGGCGATTGGATTGTCCCGTCCTTGCGGACGGTCGCGGCCGAGCCGGACGGTCGATACTGACTGTTCTCGATGCGTCGCGGCGGATCCACCCGTTGTGCGGGGTCGGTTGCCATTCCGCCGGCCATGCCCCACAGCGTCACTGTTCAAACCGGCAGACGCCGGTATAGCGTCTGTCCAGCGCTTGCCTAGCTAACAAGACCCTAATCTGTGCGATGGCACAACATTAGGACACGCCGTTAGGGTCACCCTAACTAGGCGATTCTAGCGCCTCACGTGCCAACCCCTCGAAAACGCATGCTGCCAATTTGCCGAGCCAGAATCGACGCCCAGGCCGTTTAAACCGCACGAACGAAACGCTAAAATGGCAAGGGCTCGACGTACCGAGCCCGACCCTAGTCCAGTAGCCCCCCTCGCGACAGGCGATTCTAGGGGCATCCTTGGCCCTGCAAACGGGCGAACGAACACCGAACACTGATGGCTAACGAAACCCTAACGCGCCCAGCTCGGCCGGTCTCAATCTGGCGCACCGCAAAAGCTACGCTGGCCCCGCTCGTCAGCTTGTGGGCCGAGCTATCGACTTTGCACCGTAAAGCGACCGCGACCATGCTGGCCGATTTGCCATGGGAGAATGGAAAGGCGCCAGTCGCCGCTCGTCGTTCGTTCTGCCGCGCGCGCCATGCTGCCGCTCGTGACCATGGCCTGATCGTCCCGCCGCCTCGCATCCTGCGCCGGTTGCTGCGGACGCACAGGAAGTACTGTATCCCCTGCTCGTGCCCTGTCGCTCCCATCGAGGCAGCGATCCAGGCCGTGCTGTCCATGCCCCCATCCCCAGGGGGAGCCGCGCGACCCAGCCGAGGGACCCAACGGACGAGAGACTGCTCTCTCTCCCAAGGGAACATCGTTCCCCACTCCACTCCGGTGCGCCCGGATACCCCACCCCAGGGGGGAGCTGGGCTACCAGGCTGAGGGACCCATGCAGCAGGCTCAGCCTGCGGGCTGATGGCGCGCTATCCGCGCACCGGGCAGAGGGGTCAGGATTGTACCCCTCCGGGGTCTGAACAGAATCGCTGTAGCCTGTGGAGCTGGCGATGTCAAGAAGCCAATTCTCGTACCGTTACACCGCGGGACAACTCACTCGGCGAACACGCGGTGCCAGCGGTTCTCCCACCACTCGCACGCCCAGCGCTTGGCGCTGTCTTGGACCCGCTGGATGGTGTCGATCTCGTTCTGCAGCATGACCGTTGGCAGGCGCTGCTTGAGGTGGATCTGCAGGGCGGTGTTCGGCCGGTCGGCGAAGATCAAGTCGTGGTCGCTGGAGCCCTCGATGTCGGTGGCCGCCCAGCCACGGGTCGGCACGTAGCGCAAGATGCACCTCGGGGTCGACTCCATCACGCTGCGCAGACTCATGGTCTTGGCCCCAATGAGTTGGCGAACAAGTCGCGCAGCCGCTGCTCGGCGTCCCGGACGCCCTGGCGCAGCCGCTCACGCTGGTCTTCCTCGCCGGGGATCATCGGCCAGAAGTAGTACTTCTCGCGGTGAGCCTCGCTGAGATCGTGGATCCCAGCCTCCAGCCACGCCATGGGACTGATCTCGATGTCGGTGTTCATGGGTTCCTGTGCATCAACCACGGTGGTAGTCGATCGCCATGGCCGCCCCAGGTCGACGAATGGGTTGGCCGCATCCAACCGTAGCACTTCGGGTTGATGTACTCGGTGCCTGTGGTGTAGACGGTGCCGTCGACCATCACCGGGCCATACCCAACGGCAGCTCGAAGCTTGTCCCCGACGCTCGGCTCCTGGGGAGCGAACACCTCGCCGAGCGATCGGTACTCGGTCGGCCGATCAGGCGTGCCGATCCGCTCGTTCTCGGCGTCCAATCGCTTGGCCATGCCGTCCAGCAGGATGCTGCAACTGCGCATCAGCGCAAGCCCCTCCTCGGGGTGCATCGATTCCATCAGGGTGAACAGCCGCCTGGCTACACCCTCCACTTCAGACGGACTCAGGTACTTCTTCATTGGTTCTCATCCGGAAGGTTGCCCAGCCGCATGGTTTCGACCTCCACGCGGCCGGGCACCGGCAAGGAAGGGGGCGCGACCAGCTTCGACGCGCAAGATAGCCACCTTTGCTCCGCAAAGTCAAGTGGTCGACCTTGGCCCCCGGCCCGTAGGCCAGGGGCTACCGGAATTGCACCGGCAGTACGCCTAGGTGGCGCACCTCGGTTCACTGGTCTCCGAGGCAGGATTTGAACCTGCGGCCTTCTGGTCCCAAGCCAGACGCGCTGCCAGACTGCGCTACTCGAAGGTAAGTGTGCCGGCTACCAGCGGTCAGTCTGGCCCGGCACGGGGCTTCTATGAAAGAGCGCACGTCGTCGGATGGAGCCGCCGACGCGAATGTGCCAGCACTCTAGCGCTTGTGCTCGACGGGCGCAACCAGGGCCTTCTTGGCCTTTCTGGCTTTGACTGCCCGTATGGTGTGGCGACTGGCTTCCCAGGCCCCGATGGAGCCGCTACCCCAGATCAGGTCATGGACCCAGCCGCCGATCGCGTAGTCGACCGCCTTGGCCGCCTCCATCATGCCGCCATCGGCCGGGATGATTCCGGTCGCCCGCAACGCCTCGGTGACCAGGGTGCAGCCGACCAGCAGCAGGAAGGCCAGCAAGGCCCCGAAGGTGAGAGCGGTTCTCATCCGCCTCGGTGGAACTTGGCTGGCGGTCGGCCAGTCTTCTTCCGATTGGAGTTGGTGATCTTGGCAGCGGTGGTCTTGAGCTTCTTGTCCGACCACTCCGGATGCTGGTTGCGCAGGGCGTGCTTGATGGCCTCGTAGTCCTTCGGCATTGCTACTCCTTGAAGTCGTGGTCGCGCCAGAACTGGTCGCGGCACTTCTCCGAACAGAAGAAGGTGAACAGGTTGTTGTGCGGCATGGCCACGCGCTGGCACTGGCCGTTGGCGCAGTGCAGGAACTTGGCCTTGGGGTTCACGGCCTGGTAGGCCATGGTGTACAGGTTCAGGATGTCCGCGCAGCGCTCGCTCCGATCGCGACGTTCCCGCATCACGGTCATGGCCCCTGGCTGGTGCCCAGATCGACGTAGCGCTGCATCAGCTTCGACATCCGCTCGGTGGGCGGCGCCAGGGCGCCGGGCGGGTCCGGTGGCATCAGCTTGAGCAGCAGCTCCGCGTACTTCACGCAGATGGCGTGGTCCCTGACCGCCATCCCCTTGGCCTGGTCGAACAGCTCGGTTACCTCGGTCCGTAGCCAGGCGCGATCCTTCGGCGTGTCGTCCATCGTGGGTCTCTCTTGGAGTGGGAGCTGGCGCCCCACTGTACCGGATGTTAGCCTCCTTGGCCATGGCTCAAGACAACAAGTGGTTCGAGCGATTCTCGCGTTGCGTAGATCGCTGGTTCGACTCACTCAACGCCGGCAAGGAACATCGCCCCTACCGGATCACCACCTATCCGCATGCCCGCAAGCTGCTGTTCGCGCTGGTGCAGAAGCCAGTCGATGGCTCAAGGCTGCACACCGACGGCACGCGCTGGCGGCACTTCATCGGCCCGACCATGGATCAGGCCGAGATGCTGTGCAAGACCTCGCCCACCGACCACGAGCTGATCCGTCGCCTCGAACTGCTCGTGCTGCAGGGCCAGGACACCACCTCGGTCCCGTCAACGATGGCTCGCGCGGAACAGCCGCAGCTCACCGAGGCCCAGATCAACCAGCTCGTCGACCAGAAGGTCGAGGCCATCCTGCGCCAGAAGCTGGAGCAGATCGCGGCCAGCCAGGCCGAGAAGTTGGTGGTACGCCCGGTCGAGCCGCTGCCGCAAGGTCTGCAGGAGCGGCCTCCGCGCAAGGCGCCGAAGGAGTACGCCAGGATCCGCGACCAGAACCACGAGATGTGGGCCGACCGCGCCAAGCTGATGGGTGGGCCAGCGCCGATCTTCACGTCCACCGGCCAGCTTCACAAGAACTGGCTGCGCGCGGCCGAGCAGCGCTGGGAGCGCTACAACCAGCCGACGGCGACGAGCGGCCCTGAGACGCCAGCCTGATGCAGCAAGTCGCGCCAGGCCGCATCGAGGAGCTGAAGCAGCGGCTCCTCGCCGATACCGGGTACCGCGCCCGCGAGTTGTTCGGCTACGACTACGACGAGGACGAGGGCGGCGCCCACGTCAACGTCGGCAAGGGCGGCATCGTCGATCACGGCATGACCAAGGAGATCGTCGATCTGCTCGACGACCGCAGCAAGCGCTACAAGCTCATCATCGCCCCGCGCGAGTCGCGCAAGTCCACGATCGCCCAGGTCTACGTCGTTGGCCGCATCCTGGAGAACCCGAACATCCGGGTGCTCTACATCGGCCGCACCGACGACATCGTGCTCGGCAAGTCGATCGCGATTCGCGCCCAGCTCATGGCGCCGGAAGTGACCGAGCTGTTCGGTGAACAGGAAGGCGAGCCGTGGAGCGAGACCAAGTTCACGGTGAAGGGCCGCACCATGATCGGCCTGATGAACCCGACCCTCACCGCGTTCTCCCAGGACAGCATGGAGACCGGCGGTCGCTTCGACCTGATCGTCTGTGACGACTTCATCGACCACACCAACGTCACCACCCCGCTGCAGAACAACAAGAGCAAGGATCTGTTTGCCACGCTGCAGCCGTTCCTGGCCAGGGGCGCCGAGCTGGTGGTGTTCGGCACCATCTGGGCCGACGACGACCTCTACAGCGAGCTGATGAGCAACCAGCTCTACCGGCCACCGCTGGGCGGCCAGATCGTGTGCGGCGCAGGCGTGCGCGTCGTCTACCTCGACGACGGTGGTCTCGAACTCGAAGAACTGCCCGGCGGCATCACCTTCCCGCACCTCACCGTCGACTACCTGCGGCAGAAGCTGTGGGGTATGGCGCGGCAGGGCAAGATCGACCACTTCTGCCGGCAGTACTTGAACGAGGCCACCTCTGCCTCGTCTGGCCACTTCCAGCGCCGCTTCTTCAAGAGCCTGCAGTGGGGCAGCGACATGCAGAAGCTGTCTGGCTACCTGCTGACCGACACCGCCTACGCCACCGAATCGCTGGACGCCTGCTACTCGGTCTGCGCCTACGTCGGCCTCGACGCTTCCGACAACGTCTACGTGCTCGACCTGCGCGTTGGCCACTGGAGCCCGGCCGAGTTCTGCGACAACTTCTTCGCCATGCTCGAAGATTGGATGGGCAAGGTGAACCACTGCGGTGAGTGCTGGGAAGCGGCGGCGCTGGCCCATGCCTACCGCCACCAGATCGAGACCGATGGCCGCGCCAGGAAGATCCGGCTGCGCACGATCGAGATGAAGCGCCCGGCGACGAGCCACAAGCAGAGCCGCATCAACAAGCTGCAGCCGACCATGCGCAACGGCTGGTTCTACGTCGTCTCGACCGTGCCCAGATCGTTCGTCGACCTCGACGGCCCCCGCCTGCTGTGGGACCCGGTCGGCCACTACGACCCGTCCACCAAGGGCTTCCTGCCGTCGGGCGAGCTGGTCGACGAGTTCATCCGCGCGGGCGGCAAGCGCGACATCGCCGACTGCCTGGCGATGATCCTGGAGTACGAGAAGGTGCGCAGCGGCTACCGCCGGCTCTGCAACTTCAGACCATGGAAACCACCGGAACGACCGTCGTCCTTGACGCAGGAGCGCAAGGAGCACTACCATCGAGAGCAATATGGATCAGCAGAAAGCTGGTGGGACCGTACCGTCCGAGACCAAGGCATGGGCTGATGTTCGGGATCCGTTAGTACAGCTCAAGCTGTCCGAGATCCAGCGCATCCGCGATGCGTTGATGCGGTTGCGCGACTACTCGCCGATGATCCGAAATCTGTGGTCCCAAGTGGCGGGGCTGTACCAGCGACTGGGCAAAGACGCACAGCGCCGACCCGTCACCGCGACCACCAAGCCAGAGAGAGAAGCAGTATGAGCAGGCCAATGGTTCCGGGCAGGAACGTCAGCAAGTGGAGCGAGACGGATGTCGTTCACACCAACTGGGCAGTATCGCCACTGGCCGCGCTCGGCACGGGCGGCGCCATCACTGATGCCAACGCAACGATCCGCTGCAATGGCAGTCAGGTGGCCCTGATCGATGAGATCGTGATGAACTGCAGGACCGCCGATGCGGCAGCGACCAACAATACCGTCTTCCTGCGCGTCAACGGCCGCACCAACGGCGTCAACGAGGCGACCTCGACCGCGACCCCGGTGTTGCTGCCGTTCAACTTCCCTAGCGATGTCAACCTGGTGCGCAACGAGACCATCACGCTGCGCCCTCGCGGCAAGTTGGTGATCCACCCATCTTCAACCTTCGCCATGTACGCCAGTGCGGTCGGTATCGCCAACGCGCAGGTGCGCTACCGGCTGAAGAATCTGTCGGCCGCGATTCGCGATGGCGACATCTCGCCCAACGGCACGCTGCCGCAGTGCGCTGCGATCACTGGCGGTCTGGTCGACGCCACGGCCAAGCTGATGTCGACCGTCGGCGGCACCACGCTGGCGGCGACCGCCGGAGAGGCCATCGAGATTTCGGCGATCTACTGCACCGGGCACAACTACAACGCGGCGGCAGACAATCTCCGCATTGGCTTCTGGGATGCCGCCGGCACCTTCGCGGCCAACGGCAAGACGATCTTCCGCACCCACTTTCGCGGCGCCAACAGCAGGTTTGCTTCGCGCTTGCTGATCGACAACGTCGATCACTGCATCCAGGGACCGCTCGGCATGGGCCTGTACGTGCAATGCACGACCCAGCTTGCCGGTACCCCACCCAAGGCCGACTACGTCGTCATCTACCGCAAGGTGTTCACGCAGGGCGTGTCTCACCCATATGGCGAGACGACGCAGACGCCTGGCACGCTGGTCGCTGCCGGCATCGCCGATGCTGGCGGTGACACGACCCACATGGTCGACTCGGCTAGAATCGAGGCGGACAACTGGTGGAATGGCAAGCAGATCAGATTCACCAGCGGTGCCAATAGCGGCCAGGTGCGACTCATCACCGCCTTCGCTGCCGCCAGCGATACCGTGACGTTCTCGCCGGCCGTCACCGCCTCCGTTGGCGCAGCCGACACCTACGACATCCTCGACGCCCCATCGCGCAATAAGTGGTGGTGCTGCACCGAGACGGTAGGCGGCGGTGGCGTCGGCGACTTCCAGAAGTTCTTTGCACCAGCGTTCGCAACCACCGCTGGCACCGCCATCATCAAGCTCAAGGGGCATGCCATCAGTTGCAACATCACCGAGAACGCCAGCGATGGCATCCTCGGGCTCGGTCTTGGCAACGGCACTGTCACTCTCAGCGAGGTCTACGTCTTCAATGGCGGCGACCCCAACAGTGGCGGTGGCAACATCATGTCGTCGACCGTGGCGCACGACACCATGAACCAGACTGTGCAGCTTGCCTCCGAGCCAGGCTTCGCCGCTGTCCACGTTGGCGCTGGAATCTCGACTCGCGTGCAGTTGGCATGGGGTACGTTCGGCACCTCCACCCAATCCAATCCGACGCCGCAGGCGCTGTAAGGATCACCCATGGCGAACTCCTCGCAGGAACAATTCGGCGCCTCCAACTGGGCGGTCAGCTTCCGCGCCAACGCAGCCGCCGCAGCGGTCACGCAGACCCTCAAGTACTGCAAGCCGCCCACCGACACCATCCCCTTTGGCAACTCGCTGGCTGCTGGCCAGACCGCATCTGGCGGCACCACGACCACGATGATCGACGCTGGTGTGCGCACCGAGACCGATGAGTTCTGGCGCAACAAACTACTCAAGCTGACCAGCGGCACCAACAACGGCCAGGTGCGACTCGTCACGAACTCGGTGAGTGGCACCGCCACGCTCACGTTCGCGCCAGCGGTTCCTGCAGTCATCGCCAGTAGCGACACCTACGACCTCTACACCGCCACCTTCATCAACCGCCTGGTCGTCACCGGGGTGCAGATTTCAGGCTACAACACCAACGCCGCCGACGCCGAAATCAAGCTGCGCAACCACGCCACCACCTCGGCGGTGCTGTTGCAGTACATCTGCCCCAAGACCACTGGCGTGATCCAGATTTCCGAGGGCGGTCTGTGGCACCCACTGATCGCTGACGAGCACCTGTCGCTCAACATCTCCGTTCTGACTGGCACGATCGACGTGAACGTCTGGGGCCGCACGCTGACCTCAACCTTCAACGTGGCCGACAAGTACGACGGCACCGCATGAGCAGCGTCACCTCCATCCCGTCCGACGAGGGCGCCTACAGTCCGCGCGAGGCCAAGGCATGGACCGAGGCGCAGATCCTTGAGACGAACCGGGCCGGCGATAAGGAGGTGGCGGCGAAAGCGCTGGCGGTGGCGAAGTCGATCATCGCCGAGAACGACGAGAGCATGACGCCGCTGTGGCGGCGCTGGCGCGCGACGCAGTACATGCTGTCGGGCAACACGCTCGACAAGGGCGGCCCGGAAGACATCCATGTGCCGGAGGTGTACAAGTCGATCGAGACCATCGTGCCGCGCATCGAAGAAGCGATCGTGGAGCGCGACATCTGGTTCCGAGTGGTGCCACGCCACCTGGCGGACCGGCGCCAGGCCGAGACCATGGCGGCGTACTACGACTGGCAGTACGACCAGGCCAACGTCGCCGACACCGTGCAGCCAGCGATCCGCGACATGCTGGTGGCCCAGGCCGGCGTCTGGTACGCCTGGTGGGACAACCGCGAGTCATGGCGCAACGTGCGCACCATCATCCGCGCGTTCAACCAGGAGGGGCGGCTGCTCAAGACGGTGAAGTCCGAGCGCAAGCAGGTGATCGACTACAGCGGCCCCAGGGTCAAGCTGGTCCACCCGGTCCACTTCATCATCCATCCGACCGCGACCAATCCGCAGGACGCGATCTACGTCGGTCACCGCGCCATGATGACGGTCGACGAGATCCGCAAGCTCGGCGCGCAGATGGGCTGGAAGAACCTCGACCAGCTCGACGAGAAGCCAGCGCAGCAGTTCACCCAGCTCCCTGACTTCTACGCCTACGCCTGGGATCCGATCTCGCGCTACCGCTTCGGCGCCCAGAGCAACTACAAGTCGGACGGCCGCCCCGAGCAGATCGAGCTGGTGGTGATCTACACCTGGCTCAGCCTGGACAACGGCGCATCGTACCAGGACTACCGCATCGTGATCGCTGCCGGGCGCGTGGTGCTGGATTGCATCATCAACCCGCACGACGGCTGGTACCGCCCGTACGCCACGGCCTGCAGCCAGAAGACCGGCCACAGCTTCTACAGCACCGGCGTCTACGACAACGTCATCCGCATGAACCAGCACCTGGATCGGCTGCACCAGGTGATGATGCGCGGCGCCCACCTGGCCGGCCAGCCGATGGTGTTCGCCGAAGAGGACAGCGAGATGCCAGACTCGCTCTACAAGGTGCGCCCGTTCGAGGTGTTCAAGGGCGTTGGGCCGGTCCGATTCAGCTCGGTCCCAGACGGCTTCCTGCGCTCGATGCCCATGGCGATCCAGATGGTGAAGCGGGACATCGAGGAAGTCTGCGGCAGCTTCCGGCTCAACATGGGCCAGGACACCAACGGCACCGCGACCGAGGCCACGCTGTCGCTGCAGGAAGGCAACCGCCGCACCCGTGGCCTGATCCGCGCCTTCGGCGGTGGGCTCGAACAACTGCTCACCCTGTTCCACAAGCTGTCGCTGCAGTTCAGCAGCGAGGACGTGGAGTTCCCAGTGCTCGGCAAGCGGGCGCTGGACCTGCGCCGCACGCACATCAACATGAGTCCAGCCGACCTGCTGGATGACGTGAAGTTCGAGCTGGTCGGACTGAACAGCCTGCGCACCCAGGGCCTCAAGGCGACCGGGCTGCAGGCGTTCACCAACGCCATGACGCCGTTCATCATGGCCAACCCGACCTCGGTCGATCAGGTCGCGCTGATGCACGACTTCGCCTCCGAGATGATCGGGCCGGAAGAGGCCGACCGCTACGTCAAGGTGCCGACCCCGCTCGACCAGTTGCGCAGCCAGGAGGAGGAGAACGAAGGGCTCATCACCGGCACCGAGATCGAGGTCGACCCCGAGGACGATCACAAGGATCACAAGCGCAAGCTGGAGTTCCTGTACCAGCGCGCCATCAACCCTCACAGCGAGATGCAGTTCGACGTGCGTCGCGTGGTGATGAACCACTGGCTCGGCCACGACGCGCTCGAAAAGCAGCAGCAGGCCCAGCAGCAGGTGATGCAGAAGCGGCAGGCGATGCAGAGCCAGATGATGCCGCTGCAGGCCGGCGGCCAGCCCGGCGCTCCCGAAGCCGGCGGCGGCAGCGCACCGCAGCGTGGCGGCTTCAGCGATGCCATCGCACAGCTTGCCAACGAACCTGGTGGCCAGACCCCGATGGAGAATCCTGGGCCAGCCGACGTGAGAAAGTACCCACGTAGTGGCGGCGGCCGGCGCACCACCAACCAGACCAACAACAGCCTCGGCGCATGATGGACAACCACGACGAACCAGGGCAATGGTCGAGAGAGACCGACCTCCCAGAATACCGGCTCGCGAAGCAGCAGAAGGAGCTGGAGCGTAGTGACCTGGCGCTGCAACTTGAGCTGAGCAGCGCTATTAGGGATCTTCGCACGCATCCTGGCTGGCTCCGCATCCACGCTAGGCTGAGTAGCATCGAGCACGAGGAGACGGTCAAGCTGCGCTTCCAGCGCATGGACAGCTACGAACTGGGCCGCCGTCAGGGCTTGCTCACAGCACTTCGGCACATGACCCAGACCGAACCGATGTCGGCTATGGAAGTTGACAATGCGGTGGCTCGGATTAGGCTTCTGACGCAGCAGATCGACGAGATCCAAGAGCGCGTGCTCTCGTAGCAGGATCTTTCTCAACTCAGCTTCCCAGGACACAACATGAGCGATTCTCCAAGCACGGCTACCGGCGATTCAGCCAAGAACCCCGAGGGCCAGAAGGCATCAATGGCAGGTTCCACCGGCTGTTTCAATCCGCCGAACCAGGACATGCATTCGAGCAAGAACATGCAGATCGACCCGACCGGCAGCTTGGGCTGCAAGGGCACCCAAGACGGCGGCGTCTAACTGACACGTGAGATCAGGGCCTGGCCGTCCCTGAAGCTCTGACATGGGCCATCCCGCCGCCGGGTGTACGGGCGCAACCAGGACAGACATGACAACGGAATCGTCCACCGAGAAGAAAGACACGAAGACTGCAACCGACCCACAGGATGGGAAGGGCGCAGACGACAAGACCGTTCCGGTTGCAGCTCTTGCAGACCAGCGCGCCAAAACGAGGGCGGCGAAGTCTGACCTGGAAGCAGCGCAAGCGGAACTTGCCAAGGCGAGAGAACAGCAGTTCCCCATCGATATGGATTCGCTTGTGCAGACACTGGCAGCCGAGACGCGGAAGACCGTGGAAGCGGAGCTGGCACCCCTGCGCCAAGAGGCGACCAAGTACAAGATGGCGGCGACCATGGGGCTGAACGAGTCCCAGGCCGAGAAGGTGATGGAGCTTCGCAGCAAGAACCCTGGGCTGAGCGAACAGCAGGCCCTGCTCTTGGCGAAGACCGAGCACCCTGACGTGTTCCCGACGCCGTCGCAACCACCGTGGAGCCGGGCTGTACACGGGGGTCTGCCGGTGAGTGGTGATGCTCCTGTGGCGCCTCAAAGTGAGGACTACGTGGCCAAGATGAAACAGGCCCGTGAGAAAGACGACTGGGCTGGTGCCCAGCACTTCGCCGAGCAGGAGGCATTGCGCCGGTTCCGCAACGCCTTCAACAACCGCCCTCGATAGCTCAGGCTCTTTGGCAAACTATCTGGTCTGGAACAACAACACGGCCACCACGGCCGCGAACGAGGCGCTGCTGCAGGAAAACGTCGGCGACCTCATCGTCAACCTGTTCCCCCTCGACACTCCGCTGCACCAAGTGCTCGGCGTGCAAGACATGGGCGGCAGCGTTTTCTACGAGCAGCCGATCGACACCTTCTCGACGGCCCTCATCAACCGCGCCAGCGCCGTGTTCGGCACTTCGGGTGTGCCGATCGCGCCTTCGGCCAGCAACGCGAAGCCGGAAGGCTACACCTTCACCTCGTACACGCCGCAGTACCAGGTCCGCATGAAGGCATGCGTGGCCGAGATCCAAGGCCAGCAGTTCGGCGTCTCGGACACCAACCGGGCGCTGCAGTACTACGGCATGGCCGACCGCTTCGCCTACGAAGCCCTCAAGGCAACGCAGGGCGTCGTCAACCAGTACGAGCTGTCGTTCTGGTGGAGCCCAGGTACGCCTCCACAGGGCGTCCAGACGCTGACCGGCGGTGACCCAGACGTGACCCGCCAGACCCAGGGGCTGGTCTACTGGATCGGCAAGTCCGGCCTGCAGCGCAGCAAGATCGGCCTCACCGGCTTCGACAACCACACCGACGGCCACGGCAACAACTTCGGTGACCAGGGTGGCTCGACCGCCAGCACGCTCGGCGCAGGCGCCTCGTCCTGGTTCTACGACGCGGCCGGCATGCCGTTGGACCAGTCCATGTTCAAGGACAACCTGATGGCCCAGTGGTACGCCATCAGTGGCCGCCAGGCGGGTGCGGTTGGCTTCGCCGGCTCCAAGATCAAGAGCCTGTTCAGCCAGTTCGCCCTCACCGCGAACGGCGCCATCAACGAGCGCACGCTCGAAGCAGCGGCCAAGCGAGTGGTCGACGCGGTCGACTACTACGAGACCGACTTCGGCGTGGTCTCGCTGAACCTGTGCCGCTACCTCAACCTGGCCCAGACCAGCACCATCACCACGTCGGTCTCGGCCGACGGCGACACCAGCAACACCATCCCCTGGGATGAGACGCTGATCTTCATTCAGCCACGCTACTTCAAGCGTGCGGTGGTGCGCCCAGTCTACATGAGCCCGATCGGCAAGACCGGCGACTTCGAGCAGGGTCTCGTGCGCGGCGAGCAAGGCTTGCTCTGCATGAACCCGCAAGCCGGCGCCGGCCTGTTCAACTGCATCCCGTAACACGGATGCCGACCTACACCTACGAGTGCGACACCTGCGGCTGCGTCTACGAGCACCGCAGGTCGATCCTGGAGCACGAGCCCACGGTCGCCTGTGGGTGTGGGTCCGAGGCACGCCAGGTCTTCAACTGGCAGGGCGAGACGGTCGTCAAGGGCAACATGCCAGCCTACAAGCTGGACCACACCTGCATGCCGATCGGCTGGGAGCGTGGCAACACTGGCGAGCAGCAGGAGCAGCGCTACTCGCGGATGGTGAACGACACGCGCAAGCGGGCGCGGGCGGTGGACAAGCAGGCGATCAAGGGCGGCATCAGGCACATTGCCAAGGTGCCGCGCGAGATCGTGCGCATGCGCAGCAATCAGTTCGGCAAGGACTACCTCGACCCGTCGGAGCAGAGCACCAGCGAGATCAAGGCGAAGCTCAGGGCGGACGGCATGTTGTTCAAGGACTAGGTCATGGTCCAAGTCATCCAGAAAGTCGACATGGCGATCGGGTCGAGCATCATGGCAGGCTTCCTGTCGTTGCTCAAAGACGTGCCAGTCGATGAGATGACGCGGTACGTCGGCGCTGCCGCCGTCCAGCCGCCACCACCGCCCATGACCAGCGTGCAGCGCCCCTACGAGCTGCGCGTCCCCGGCGCGCGGATCTTCACACCACGGCGGCCCTACAGCACCAACATCTCGCGCACGATCACCGCTACTGGGGCAGCTACCGTCACCTACAGCGCTCCCACTGCAGCCCCGACGGGATTCAGTTGGGTCTACATCAGGATCAACAGCACGGGCCAGGGCGGTCTGCGCAAGGTGACGGACCATGCCGCCGCCGGGCCGGACTTCATCGTCACCGTTGGCTCCGCCTGGTCCCCAGCCATTGCCGCAGACGGCACCGTCCACTTCCTGCAGGACAGCCACACGATCGCGGGTATCGACACTCCTCGAACCAAGATCACCAGAGTCACTGGCGCCTCGGGCGGGGCCGGTGACGCGCCAGACTTCACCTCGGCAGTGGTCGGCCGCTTCGTCAACTTCTTCGACGACGACTCGGTGCGCCTGATTACTGGGTTCACTGCCGACTCCATCACGGTCGACTCCCCGCTCGGCGGCACGCCTGCGGTTGGCGGTGGCTTCTGCATCCTGACCGGCGCCAACTCTGTCGAGACCATCGCCGACATCGCCAACCCGGCCAAGTGCGTGTTGCAAGACCTGACCATCTACCTGGACCCGAATGCCCCTGTCCTGCTGACGGGGCTCGACTACTGCAACTACGACGCGACTCCGTTCCAAAGCCCCAAGGTCGCCTACGCCGCTGGACCAACGGTCAACTCCATCCTGGAGCTGCAGTTCCAGTTGCGCACGCGCCGAGCTGGGCCGGTGGTGCTGATCCAGTGGGGCGTCTCGGCCTCGATGGTATCGCCGTTCCTGAACGGCGCCGTCTACAGCCCGGCTCCCACCTACGCCTTCGCCACCTACTTCAGTTGGCTCCATGACAGCCTGAGCCTCGACTTCAATCCGGGCAGTCCAAGGGCACTCTACCAGTGCGTGACCAATGCGATCACCTGCACCACCGCGCTGCTCGTCACCGAGGGCCTGACTGCCCAGTACGAGTCGTGCTTCATCAACCTGGCCGACAATGATTCGGGTGACGACGACCGGATCCTGCTGATCGGCAGCAACTTCACGCTGCTACGCAACTCGCTGCGCACCTTCACCGGCTGCCCTGGCATGCTGTTCATCATGTCCGGTCCGGCCCGCTACGCCGGCACCGACGCGACGCGGCAACTCGTCTACGACCAGTTGGGCCAGATCCAAGAAGACGATCTCGACTCCCAGTTGTTCGACACCAGGGTTTTCGTCTACCCGGCAGACTTCGCAGGTGATGGCCTGCACCTGTCGGCGCTGGGCGAGATCAAGCTCGGCAAGGGCTACGGGACGAGCTGGCAGACCGTGCGCGCCCGCTCCAACGCGGCGGCCAGAGTGCTCGCCGAGCTGCCCACGCTGGCCGGCATCCGGACCAAGGTCCGCCGTCGCTACGAGCGCACCGACTCCGGCAGCAACTCGCTTGCTGGCCAGATGGACATGTTCATCAACGACTCACTGCGCGAAATCTACACCACGCTCGGTGACTCGGCGTGGTTCCTGCGCGTGGTGGAGACCGTCTCGCTGTCGACCACGTTCCCCGGCACGATCGAGCTACCGCGCAAGGTGCGCCGCTTCCTTGGCGTCGAGCGCGTCTCGTGCCCAGGCGCGAGGCTGGTGGTGAAGGGCCTGGCCTACAACGAGCAGGGCAGGGTGCAGGTCACGCTGCACGACTACGGCGGTGGCCCGTTCGTCTGCCACTTCATCCAGAACCCGAAGGAGCTGGTGGCCGAGTCGGACGCGGCCCCGGTGCCGGTGGAGTACGTCGAGCTGGTGGTGATGCTGACCTGCAAGCGGCTGGCCGAGAACACCGGCAACATGGGGCTGGCCACCTACTACGCTGCCGAGACCGAGCGGCTGTGGCGGCTGTTGAAGCGCGAGGCGCAACGCTACGACCGCATGCGTCAAGGCCAGCTCGAAGGGCTCGGCGTCTACGACTCGTGGCGCAACGGTAGCTATCCGACCTGGATGGAGGCGCTGTAGTGGGCGCGCAGATCGCTGCCACGCGCCTGACCCTGCGCGGGGACGGGCCATGGCGCGGGCTGACCACGCTCAGCAAGACCTCGCCGTTCCAGTTCCTGGAGCTGGAGAACGGCTACGTCAACGCCGACGCCAGCGAGATCCGCACTTTCCCTGGCTACATCTGCGTGCTGAACCCAGCTCGAAACGCGAGAGCCTGGAGCACCACCCAGCCGTTCGGATTCATCGCCAACCACTACGCCGCCAGGCGGCCAGTGCTGGCTGCTGCAGTCAACAGCTACCAGATCGAGACCCTGGCCCCGACCGAGGTGCAGTACGTCTGGACCAGGCCGACCAACTTCCACTGCTTCGAGCAGTTGAATACGCGCTGGGTCTTCATCGGCGAGAGCGATCACGTCCGCGAGCCGATCTTCGATGCCGGTCGCGGCTTCTTCGTGAAGGTGGTTTCGTACGACGATGTTGGCGGCACCCAGGTCGCGCTCACGCTCGACGCCGCCCCAGACACCACGGTCAATGTCTTCAACGCGCTGCCGAACGTGGTGGACCGCGTCTACCTCGAAGGGCTGACCGGGGCGCAGGCTTCGCTCCTCAACTTCAAAGGACACAACGTCGTCTCGGTGGTCGGTGCGGTGGTGACGATCAACACCAATATCGGGTCCATCTCCAACCAGCTCAGCCAGACCGGTTACATCGATCGCGTCACCAACCCTGGGGTCGGGAGCGGGGCTGCGCCAGCGACCGACGACAAGGAATCGCTCACGATCTGGACCGTGCTGGATCGCGGCAGCGCCAGCATCGCGCTGGGCAACACCGTCACCTACCCGGCCCACGTTGCCAACCGCATGCGCGACTTCGGCGACACCGTCGGAGTCACCAAGCAGGGCAACAATGCCGCTGGCACGCCGGCTGGCGGCCGTAGCCGCCGACGCCAGAAGCCATTGCCGTATCGGGTGGTTCCGCACCAGGCTGGCAACCGGCTGGTGCTGGCAGTGCCGGGCTACGGCTGCGTGTTCCAGGTTCCTGGCGTGATCCCGCCGAACTTCGATGAGGTGACCTCGACGCTCGGCATCAGTGCGCTCGGCAATGACATCTTCGACATGCCCCGTGCGCTCGGCGTGCCGAAGGGATGTATGTGGGCCGACAACGACAAGGTGGCCGGTGTTGGCGCTGGCTCATCGGTCCACTTCTACGCTGGTGGCACCAACGAGTTCTCGTTCGGCGGCAGCAACGTCGCCGTCTCTGCTCGCAATGGCGTCTACAAGTTCTGCGTCGCCTACCGGGACGAAGCCACCGGGGAGATCGGCCGGCTCAGCGAAGAACTCGCCCTGACCACCAACACCAGCCAGGACCGCATTGGCATCCAGTTGCCGATCTACTTCCCCGGCTACCTGATGCACGAGTCCTTGGCCTTGACGGTCAACATCTACCGCACCGCCAAGGATGGCAGCATCTTCTTCTTCGACCAGACCGCCACGCTCAACGCCATGTCGGAGAACGTGGTGAGCCTGCCAGTCAGCAGCAAGTACGGCCTCGTGCCGCTCAGTGGCGTGACCGAGTACTTCTATCACGCCCTGGTGAAGCCGACGTACGTCAGCGATGCGACGCTGCAGGCCCGCACCGCCACGGTCCCAACCGAGCTGCAGCAGATGCCGATGGGCTGCAAGGCGGCGCGCACCGCGCGAGGCTTCACTGCCTTCGGCGGCGCGCTCGGCAACGCCGGCTCGCGCAAGGAGATGATGCGCGGCACGCTGTCGCTGTACTACGACGGCAATGCTGCTCCGCTCGATGGCATCGGGGCGCAGCAGAATCGCGTTGGCAGCGCCTTCACCAACGACTGGATTGGCCCACCCTACGGGCCATCCTCGTTCGAGGGCTCCGAGACCGACTTCGGCTGCTCGGCCAAGCACATCCCCCCGGCCTATGAGGGCCAGACCGTCGTCAGCAGGACGCTGTTCCCGTACCCGCGCAAGGCGATCCAGTTGGATCTGATGCGGAACACGGACGTGGGCTACACCGGCACCGTCACCGACACCTCGGGACGGATCCCGGACGTGCGCTACACCATGGTCGAGTCGCCGTTGCGCACGGACCGCGACTACACCATCACCGGCTCCCAGCGCCAGGAGGCGTTCCTGATGCTGCCGCGCTCGCGGGTCCAGTTCAGCGAGCCGGACAACCCTGGCGTCGTGCCAGCGACCAACACCGCCATCCTGGCCAACGAGCAGGACTTCGACATCGAAGGCATCGGCGACTCCGGCGGCCAGTTCGTGATCTGCACCCGTGATCGCTCCTACAGCATCTCGTTCTCGCAGACGCCGATCCAGGTGCCGCCAGACATCGTCAGCGACAAGTTCGGCTGCATCAGCGCCAACAGCATGGTCACGTTCGACGGTGGTTGCGCCTGGATCTCGGCTCGTGGCCCGGTGGTGATGGCGGAAGGTGTCCAGTTCATCGGCCAGCCGCTGGAGCGGTCGTTCGTTGGTGAGCCTGGCCGCTACCTGCGCTCGACCGACGGCATGCTGCGCCACTCGTGGGCATGCCATGACGCCGAGCGCAACCTGCTCTACTTCGGCGTCTACGCCGGCCGTGCCGGGCTGACCGACAGCGACCCGTTGTCGTTCCGGGTCAACTTCCGCGGTACCAACTACAGTTGGGAGTCGGCTGGCGGCGCGGTCGAGAACGGTGTGCCGGTGGCCGACCAGGTCCGGTCCAGGTTCCCCTGCGACGAGGTGCTGATCTACAGCTACAAGGCCGATGCCTGGTCGGTGTGGCGCCCGCCGCTGACGCTGGGAGTCCAGTGGATGACGCGCGGCGTCGACAGCGATGGCAACTACCGCGTCTTCTTCATGGACCAGCGCGGTGCCATCTACCTGATGGACGACGCCTACGGCAACGGCAGCAAGGAGTCGAACCAGCAGACCCTGCTGCAATCGGGCGCGCTGACCACGCTGAACATCGTGCCGTCGACCGAGCCGACCTGGGTCGGGCTCAAGGTGGTGATCTACAAGGCTGCCACCGCCAGCGAGCCGTCGATCCTGCGCGGCGTCACCGAGGTTGCCTCGCAGACCACTTCGACCATCACCCTGGCCAATGCGGTGACGGCCCAGGCCGGCGACACGGTGCTCATCGGCGCCCGCTCGATGACGCTCAACACGACCTTCTTCAACATCAAGGACTCGGCCGCGACGCGGATCAACAAGATCGGGACCCGCTTCCAGATGAGCAGCCGCAAGAGTCTCGGGGTCGCTGGCGCTCTGACCCAGGAGTGCTTCGCGTCGATCTCGGTACGGACCGAGGAGCTGCGGGATGGCGTGCCAACCACCTACGAGAACTCGCTCACCACGGAGGCAGCGGCGTCGCCGACTTCGTACCAGTGGATTGGTCGCGATCTCGCCAACGACGCGGTCCATGACGCAACCTTCGATCGCGGCTCCTTGTCAGGACCAAGCCACCAGGCGAAGATGACCATTGTCGGTGGTGCGCAAGTGCGCCTGCTCGACCTCTACGCGGAGGCGCAGTGATGGCCGATCCTGAAGTGGTGCCCGAACTGAACCTGATCCCAGACCCGAAGTTGGTGCAGATCGCCCAGAACATGGTGCGGCTCATCGAGTGGGCGAACGAGCACAGCCACGATGATGGGACGGTCTGACCCATGCCGATGCAACACCTACGCGGGACCGCAGCACGCTGGACCGCAGTCAACCCGGTGCTTGCCGACGGCCAGATCGGGGTCGAGCGCGACACCGGCCAGGCCAAGGTCGGTGACGGCACCAGTCGCTGGACCGCCCTCGACTACATCGGCAACCCGACCGGCGATGCCGAGTTCCCGCCGCACACCCACGTCATTGCCGACATCACTGATCTCGGCTACGCCACCACCGACACCCCTGGGCTGGTCGAACTCGCGGCGGACGGTGAGGATGGCGAGGGCTTGGCGCTGCAGGCCAGCGATCAGCGCCTGGTCACGGTGCAGGATCTGCAGCGCAAGTACCTGCTGCTGTTGAAGCACATTGTCGTGCTGGGGTTTGATCCACCACCAGGACTCGAAGATGATCTCGAACTCGCTCTTTCAACGGAATAGACCATGACTCTCGAAACCAGACCGCAGGGAACTGTTCGCGGCACCACCATTCCCAACCAGGCGGACGGCGCCGAGATCGACCTGCAGAGCAACCCTCGCGGCGATCTGCTGGTGTCGCAGGGCCTGCCGCCGCTGGCCGAGATCGTGCGGCAAGGCGCAAGCTGGCAAGTGCTCAGCGCTGCCACAGCGGCCCTGACGGCGGTTCCGACCAACACCTCGGGCCACAGCCTGTGGAACGGTGAGACCGGCCTTGCCTCCAAGGTCTACGTCATCGACAGCTTCGGCTGCGTGGAGATCGTGACCGATGCGACGCAGCAGAACTCGCTGGCACTGTTTGCCACGGTCGAGGCCGGTGTAGTCGCGGCGATCACCGATGCGGCCTTGGTCAAGGGCTCGCTGTCGGGGCGTGTGGCTGGCCAGACCAGTGCTCGCACGGCTGCAGCCCAGACCACGGCTGGCGTGTGGACGCCGCACGGGCCATCGGCGCCAGGAGCTACCGCCTTCGCTGGCGCGGTGTGGCGCGTCCACGAGTTCCAGGCCAACGGCCTCTACATGGTCCGGCCCGCTGGCATGTTCTCGGTTGCGGTGGCCAAGTCGGCCAACACCGCGAGCCAGATCCGCTACTTCATCCGGTGGCACGAGGTCTTGCTGCCCTACGTCGCGTGAGGTGATCCATGCCTAGTTTCTGGCGCAAGACCTTCGGCATCGGCCCCGACGCGGCTGGGCGTGAGCGCCGGCCGCAGGAGATCGCCGACCGGCAGGCAGCCGAGGCGGCAACGCAGAATCCCTACGGCCCGAACGCGCCGCAGTGGGACGAAAGCGGATTCCCAGTCGGCCCGATGCCCAAGGGCAAGTACGCCCTCGACTACCAGTACGAGGCCAACCGTCGCGCCGAGCAGCGCCGCCAGACGCTGTGGGGCGATGCGCAGGGCGCCCAACGCCAGGCCGAGAGCCTGCTGTCGTCGTACCGCCCAGGCGGCAGCGCAGCCCTGGCGTCCAACATCTACGGCCAACGTGGCGGCATGTACGCCACCCAGGCACTCAACACGTCCGCCCCTGACCTGCTGATCGACTGGCGTGAGCAGATCCGAGCCAGAGCCGAACAGAAGGCGAACGAGCTGAACCGCAACGCCCAGCTCATCACTGGACTTTCCGCGTTCAACATCCTCGGCGGCACTGCAGCGCCGATGGCTGGCCCTGGCCCAGCGCAGCCAGGAGCGCAGAACACGCAGGGGACAGGCGGCAGCTACAACACCTCGACCGACAACTCGGCCGCCTTCAATGCCGCCAACGCTCCTTCCGGTGGCCCGCAAGGCGGTCCGGTGTCGCCGACTCCTGGCGGTGGGGCTGGCTATGGCGGCGGCGTCCTGCCCGGCATCCTGCCGGCTGGGCGCAGCATCGGTGGCGGTTCAGCGCTCGACGTGCTCGACGCTGGCGGCGGCTACGGGGGCGGTGGTGGCGGTGGCAGCGCCCCAGGGATGGTCAGCCCCAATGGTGGCCGTGGTCGCGGCGGCACTGGTGGTGGCCGTGGTGGCGGCGCCAGCGAGGGCGGCGGTGGCATGGCCGGTGCTGGCGTCTCCGGTGGCGGCGGCATGGGTGACTACTCCGGCCAGGCGGTCGCCGATCGCTCGATGGCCGAGGCTCCGATGGGAGCCGACATCACGCTCTCGGTATGGTCCGAAGACCCGTACCGCGAGCAGAGTGTGGCGCTGATGGCATCCTCGGCGCGGCAGACCCTGATCGACGCCCTGACTCTCGGGTAACCAATGCCTCCTCCACAAGACGACGTTGCACTGCGCTCCCAGGAATACGCTCTACAGGCCGACCAGAGCGTAGAGCCATCGCGCCAGCGCCAGTTCCAGGCGGGCCAGGGCTTCGTCCAGTCGGCCGAGGCTGGTGCTGGGATCTACCAACAGCGCATGCAGGACCGGCGCCGCCAGATGCTGGCCGAGCGCGAGATGAGCCAGCGGCAGCAAGAGCTGGACATGCAGAAGTCGACCACTGCCAGCAACCTGGCGCTGCAGCAGACCCGCATCAAGCAGGCCGAGCAGGAGCTGATGTTCACGCAGCAGATCCACAACACCAAGGCGATCCAGGCGCAGCGTGAGATCGTCGAGTCTCAGGCCCGCATGTCCAAGCTGCAGGCCGACAAGCTCGAACGCGAGATGGCTGGCGAAATCCCGATCAGCCAGGTCAACCCAGAGACGATCTGGGGCGCGCGAGCATCCGGCCTCGCGGTCGAACCAGGACCGAACGGTCTGCCGCAAGTCTCGAAGACCCCGCTCTCCAAGGAGGACACGGCGGCTGCCTATCCGGTCTGGCGTCAGATCAAGTTGGACCAGGGCGCAGCCGGTATCGAACGCGCCCGCGTGACCGGCGAGCTGGCGAACCAGCGGCAGGACACCATCAACCTCGTCAACCAGAAGATCAGTGAAGCCAAGCTCAGCAACTCGGTGACCATGGCCGACAAGAAGGAGATCGCCGCCATGATGCTGGCCCAGTTCAACGCTGGCGCCGAGCAGAAGCGAGTCGAGACGCAGAACGAGGGCGCCCAGAAGCGAGTCGAGACCCAGACGGAGGCGCAGAAGCAGATCGCTGCCGGCCAACTTGATCTCGGCAAGGCCACCCTGGAGGAGCAGAAGCACAAGAACGCGCTCGACGCCGAGATCAAGAACCAGATCGCCGAGATGGGTGGTCGCAAGGAGAAGATCAGGGCCACGATCAAGCTGCTCGAAGACCAGGCGAAGGAGCTGCAGGCCGACCTGCGCCCAGAGGCGGCGAAGGAGCTGGCCGACGTGCGCTACCGCCAGCAGAAGCTGACGGACGAGCTGAATGGCACCCCGGCCGCCGCTGGCAACGACGCCAAGATGCTGGACGAGGCGCTGCAGCGACTCCAGCAGGGCATTGAGGCGGCGAGGCCAAAGAAGTGAGCGGCACCGACATCGGCGTCGCTCCCCAGGAGCCACAGGGCCAGCCACAGGAACCTATCGGCTCGGCCTACCCGACCGTGCCGCAGCCAGAGACGCGCAAGGAGCGACTGATGAAGCTCCTCAAGCTGCACTCGGACGCCAGAGCACAGCCGATCGTCAACGACGAGGGCGCGGTGTTGCTGCCGGCGATCGAGCATCCTGTCGCCCGCACCATCGATGCGATGGACGCTCTCAACGGCTACATCAACCAGAGCGAGAAGAACCGCGACGCCTTCTTTGCCTACTACGACGGCACCACCCGTCAGATCCCGCCTGGCTGGGAGGTCGACGAGAGCGTGCGGCCGAGCCCGCGCACGATGCAGGCCCAGGCCGAGTACGAGGGCTGGCGCAAGCAGAACCCTGGTGCCGCCACAGTGCAGGACGTGCTGTCGACTGTCGGAGCGTTTGCCCCGGCGGCGGCGCAGGTCACGGTCAATCAGCTCGCCGGCATCGGCAACCTGCTCGGCGGCCACTTCACCCCTTGGGATGTGAAGTCCAAGATGCAGGCCGCCGCCATGGCGGTTGCGCACCCTGACTCGCGGACGTTCGCGCAGCGCGAGACCGAGGCCCGCGCACTGGAGCAGGAGCGAAGCAAGGCTTCAGGGCCTGTCGGTCGCGCCGCTACCGCCGTCTCAGAGGCGGCTGGCACCTTCGCCGGCTTCGGCGTTGGCACTGCCGGCAAGGCGATGGGCTCGACCCCATCCCTGCTCGGCAAGGTCGGCACCCTGCCCCAGACCTTGGTCATGGGCGCTGGCGGCAAGATCGGCCAGGGTGTTGGCTATCTCACTGGCAAGGTGCTCGGCAAGGCGCTGACCGGCGAGAAGGGGCTGCAGGAGGCCATGACGGCCTACGGCGAAGCAGCCGGCGGCTTCGGCGCCTACGAGTACACCACCGCCACCGACAAGGAAGGCAAGCCGATCTCAGGCAAGCCGCTCGACCCTGAACGGCTCAAGGCGTTGGGCATGGGTGCGCTCGCGGGCGCGGTGCTCAAGAAGACCACCGACTGGGCCAAGTCAGCGTTCGAGGGCATCCTCAACTCCGGCGCCAAGAGTCTGGGCGTGACCGAGCGGGAGGCGGTCGACGCCATGATGACCTGGATCAAGAAGAACGAGCCACCGCCAGTCGGCGAGGAGGCTGCTGCCAAGTGGTTGCTGCGTGGCAAGGACGCCTGGATCGACAACGGCATGCAGGGCCTACCCAAGATGCAGGCTCGGCGGCTGCTGGCCTTCACCACCCGCGGACTGATCGAGGGCAGCGGCTTCACCACGCTCGACCACCAGTTCCAAGAGGCACTGTTCGACAAGGTGCTGCAGGGTGACATGAGCGGCTTCCAGACCATGCTGGAGCGCTACCTGGTGAACGCTGGCTCGGCCGGGTTCATGGCGGCGATGCATCACCCGCTCAGCATGCTGCCGACGCTGGACCGGGCCAAGACCGGGCCGGAGATCATCAAGGAGCGACTGCCGCAGTTCGGACCAGCATCGCCGACGCCAGCGCAACGGCTCGACCTGAGCCACCAGCGCACCCAACAGCGGCTGCGCACCGACATCGAGAAGCGGGCTGCCGAAGGGCAGATGGGCGGCACGCTGCAGGCCGGCGTCACCAACGAGCTGCCAGGGGTCTACCAGAACAGGAACGCACCCGAAGCGTTCGACCCGCTCGAAAGCCTGTTCCGCATGAACTGGCAGACGGTGCCGCCACCGGAGCAGAAGCCACAGGAGCCGGAGCCGGGCGTCCACTACAACAAGGACGACACGCGGCGCGAGTTCATGGCGCAGCAGGCGGACAAGTTCCCAGAGGGCGAGGCCACCGTCCAGGTCGGGGCCAACGTCGCCAACCTGGCCTTGCGCTTCTTCCCACAGAACAGTAGAGCATACGCGGACTTGCGTGCCGCTGCCGAAGCGAACGGTGGAGCGGTCCGATTCACTGCGGACGAGGCACGCAAGTTCATCGACTACCACGCCCGCAGCGCGCCGCGTCGCCGCACCGCCAAGACCGGCAACCTCGAAGTCGAGCAGTCCAACATCCAGGCCCTCGACAGCCTGGGCGAGTCACTGGTCTCAGCCTTCGGGCTCGGCAAGGAGCCGCCACGCGGTGAGCAGCGCCAGGGGCCTCCTCCGGGGCCTGGGATGCCCGCTGGTGAGCTGTATCGCGGCGAGGTGACCAGGGCGCCGCAGCGCTGGGAAGGCGACACGCCTGGCGCCTACGAGATCCAGTTGCCAGGCACCGGCCACACCATCATGGTCGACCGTGATGGCGAGACCGCCAAGGCCGATCCTGCGCTCGAAGACCTGCTCGGCCTCGATGGTCCGATCCCGCTCAAGGAGATGGTCGACATGATCGGCCGTATCGGCCGCATCGACGCCATGCACGGTGGCTGGCGCCTGCCAGGCACCAAGGTCAGCGGCTACAACGCCTTCGCCGAGCCAGGCAAGGGCGGCAAGGCCCCGCTCGTGCGCGCCATCTTCATGGGCGAGCTGTACGAGGGCGAGCTGGGGCCGAACATGAAGTGGCGCAAGGCTACGGATGCGGTGGACAACGGTGGCTCCGACATCATCGACCCGCCGCAGCAGGCCGTGGTCGACGCGCTGCGCGAGATCCTGAACCAGCGGACTGATGTCTCGCCAGGCGCGAGGGCCGAGCTGTCCGAAGCCATCACCCTGCTCAGCAACCGTGCCGCTCGCAACGACGAGGCGATTGCGATGTCCATGGAAGTCATGCCAGACCTGCTGGCTGGGCTCAGTGGCGGTTCACCGCAACACGCCGACCGGCTGATCCGCACGCTCGGGGAGATCCTGACCACCAAGATCCCCGACATTGCGATCGACGATATGTTCGACGAGCAGGCGGCCAAGCAGCGGATGCAGGCCGAGGGCGGTAGCCAGCCGCAGGGTCAGGGGCCGCCTGAGCCAAAGGCTGAGCCGACACCAAAGTCGACCGAGACTCCAGCTAGGCTGCGGGATCGCATCAGCCAGCTCGACAAGATCATCCAGGGCCTCGATGACCAGCACGAAACGTCCAGGGTGCAGAAGGCGTCTGGCGCGGAACTCCTCGACATCAAGCGCTCGCGTAACCAAGCGGCCGAGCTGCGGGACCGGCTGCGTGAGGAGCTGAAGGGCCTGGAGCCGCCGCAGCCGAAGCCGCCAGAAGGCATGCCCATCGCCCCGCCTGGCTGGGAGTGGGAGAAGACCGGCGAGAAGGCGTACGCCCTGCGGCGGATCCAGCCAGAGGCCGCTCCGCAGCCTGACGAGGGCCTTGCCGTCGGCCGCGAGGCCATGTTCGCGAGCGGGATCCGCGCCAAGGTGATCGATTTCCGCGACGGTGGGCGCGAGGTCATGGTGCAGCCGATGGAGGCGCCAGGCCGGCCGCAACTGAACGCCAGCCCGATCTGGGTGGAGCGAACGAGTCTGCGGCCAGCTCCTGAGATGCGGCGCGATCCCTACACCGGGGAGATGGTGCCGGTCAGGCGCGACCCTGAGCAGGCTGGCTCGGTCCCCTACCTGAACATCTGGGACTGGGCGCAGGCCGCCGCCCGCGTCATCGGCCCGGTGTTCGACAACCCGATCACCAGGGCCGCAACGCAGCAGTTGCAGGACCGCGTTCGAGACCTGGTCCGCCGCCACTACAAGGAGGGCGACCCACGCCGCGAGTTCGCCGAGCGGATGTTCAATGTGGAGGCCAACACGCGGCGGCTCGAAGGAGCCTGGAATCCGATCCTGCAGGAGATGGTCAAGCTGGCCTCGACCCGGTTGCCAGCGCTGGAGCAGTTGACCAATGTCGAGCCGAACGCCGAGGGCAATGTGGCTGGCTACGAGGCTGGCCACATCGCGATGGAGGACGCGCTGACCGAACGGCTCGGCCCAGTTGGCAAGTCGTTCAGCGACAAGGTCCAGGCCGTGATCGACGCCTGGCACCGCGCCCACTACGCCACCCGCGAGAAGGCGGCCGAAGCCGGCATGCACACCCGCAACCAGGCCGGCGACTGGGTGCCGATCTCGCGCACGGCCCGCCGTGACGTGATGACGCGGCAGCCGACCGCCGAGGCTGCTGACGCCATCATGGTCGGCCGGGGCAAGCTCTACGAGGCGATCGTCTCGGTGCTGATGAGCGAGAACGGCATGACCCAGGAAGAGGTCAAGGCCCGCTTCGCCCACGACTTCCACGACGCCCAGGGCCTGCATCGTCTCGACCCGCTGGAGATCGCCCGCTCGTTCAGGTACTTCCCCGACCACGTCACCACGGCCGACGGTGAGACCACCAGGCTGCTGGAAACTCACCCGCTGAGTCACGTCAAGTCGCTGTTCGGCATCGCCAGCAAGCGCATCGGCATGCACCAGGAGTTCGGCGAGGACAAGGGCGGGGTGCTGAAGGAGGGCGCGCTGGAGGGCGTGCGCGAACTTTCCCTGGCCCTGCCCTATCGCGATGTCGTCAGCACCTTCGACCCTGGCGACCGCAACGTGATCGCGATGGCGTTTCGGGCCATGGCCGGGATGACGGTCTCACGCCCGCCAGATTGGTACGAGCACCTGGCCCCAGGCGGCAGCGGCATGGACAAGGCACTGCGCGTGTTCGGCGCGCTCAACGACCTGGCTGCCGGCTCCAAGATGACCAAGGGCTCGTGGGTGCAGAACATCATCGAGCCATTCGCCACTGGCGCCGCCACGCTCGGCCAGCGCCGCATGGGCCAGGCATGGAACGAGGGCGTCAAGGCGCTGTTCGACGGCAACATCAAGCAGTGGATCCAAGACCGGGTCGACGCTGGTGGCTTCGCAGTCCATGCCCCGGAGTGGCTGGCCGGCGGCGAGAAGAACCCATGGGATCAACTGATCTCCTACATGCGCACCGGCAAGAACGCCTTTCTGGTGCCGTTCGAGCTGACCCAGATGTTCGCCGATGCGGTGCTGCACCGGGCCACCCACATGGCCATCGATGAGTGGAAGCAGGGCGGCTCTGATGCGCTCGATGTTGCCGGGTTGCGCAACCTGTGGCAGATGGAGCAGGGCCACGCCGAGCAGATCGTGAATGGCGATGCTCCACCCGAAGCCTACGAGAAGCTACTGCTGACGGCGCTGCCGCGACTCAGCCGCCGAGGCGACCTGCCGCAGAACAAGTCGTCCTTCTCGCTGATGCCAGGCGCCCACTTCGTGAAGTTCGTTGGCTACTTCCAGCGCAACTTCAACACCTACCGCCAGGCGCTGGTCAACTTGAAGGAAGCCAAGACCGACGCCGAGAAGAAGCAGGCCACCCTGTCCTTCCTGGCCCTGAACGGCCGCAACCTCGCCGCCCAGTTCGCAGCCCAGAGCGCCGTTGCCGCACTCGGCGGACTCCAGGAGCTGTACCGCTTCTGGCGCGAGTCGTGGGAGGATGTGCAGACCCTTGGTGGCGCCAGCAAGCTCGGGCTCACTGCCTTCATGGGCAGCTTCCTCGGGGCCACCGGCAGCTTCCTCACTGGCAGCCTTCGCGCCCTGTTCACCGGCCGCAGCGCGGACAAGGCTTCGGCGTACGACACCGCGATGTCGATGGTGCCGGGCGCCAGGGCCATCGCCGATGGTGCCGAGTTCACGGCAGCCATGACCAACCACGCGCTCGGCGAGCCGCCGGCTGCTGGCAGCGACTACTCCGGCAAGAGCGCGCTCCAGGGCCTCGGCCACTTCATCAGCAAGCAGGTGCCTGGGCTCAACTGGGAGACCAGCGGCCCGCTCGGTCTTGGCTTCAACTACGCCGGGACCGATCCCGACTTGGAGAACGACATCAAGGCGGCCTACCGCTGGGACCACAAGAACGCCGGGATCATCCCAGAGCGCGCCGACACTGGCGATGCGGCCTTCCTTGACGTGATGCGCAAGGCCGCCAGCGACCTGCGGGCCGAGCACCCGGACATGGTCCAAGTGGCCCAGGACATCCGCGACCACCTGCTGGCCCAGCCGCAGGATCCAGACAAGAAGCAGCAGACTCCACTGGAGCGCCGCGCCTCGGTTGCGGATAGTCTTCGCAACAGGCAGGTTCTCGGCGGTCAGTCCTGGCACCAGCTCAGCAAGGAGCAGCAGCAGCGCAAGCTGGGCGCTCTCGGTGAGGACTCTGTCGCCCGTCTTCGCGCCTACGACGCCATCCTCGAACGGACGGCCAAGTTCTTTCAACCCCAACGGTAGCAAGTGAACTCAGCAGCAATCACCTCGGCCGTGGTTGGCATCCCTGCCGCCATGGCAACTCCGTTCCTGCTGCTGCAGGACATGCCAGTTGCCGAGCGCGTCACGGTGCTTGGCATCCTGCTGTTCGTGCTGATCTCGGCGGTCGCGCTGGTGAAGAGTCAGGGCAGCCAACTGGTGCAGGCGGTGAAGTCCAACACCAAGGCCCAGACCGAGAGCACCGCCACGTTGATGGAGCTGGTGATGGAACTCAAGGATCTTGCCAAGATCAACCATCACTGGAAGAACCAGCTCCTCGATGCCATTGCGCGAGTCGAGGTGAGAATGGAAGCTCTAGGCAAGGGCGGCAAGTAGCCAGGCGTTGAGCCCCGACGCTTGCCCAGCGCTCCCGAAGCGCCGCACCAGATCGCCGAGCTTGACCTGGCAGACCTTGCCAGCATCCGACTTCGGCTCGGTCTTGCGGAAGGCCATGCCACGGATGTAGGCGTAGGCCAGCAGGCTGTAGCGCGCCTCGCGCCGCAGCTCACCGACTCGGTGGTTGCGCAGGCTGCTGGCACTGGCTTCGAGCTGGAGCTTCTGCGCGGCGTACTCAGGCTTCACGGTGCGCGCGATGCTGGCCCGACAGCGACTCTCCTCGCTGCGGATGATCCTGGCCTCGTCGGCCAGGGATCTGATCTTGACCCGCAGCTCACGCCTGCGGTCGTAGATGACTGCTACGGCCGGCGCTGTAGCGGCCGGGACTGATGCGGTGATCGGGGTAGGTGGTTCCATGGTTGGTTCTCACTGGGTCACGTCGGAGGCGGTAGGTCATGGGCAATGGCGTGGCAGTCGCGGCAGGTGATGAGGTGTAGCTCTTGGGTGGTGCGGTTGCGGAACCCGGCCTCGTCGAGTGCCTGGCCACACGCAACCTCCTTGGTGCGGACCTTACCGTAGAGCTTGGTCTCGGTCTCGGTCCAGCGCAGCCAGTGGACCGCTGCGATCCGCTCTTTCGGCAACAACAGGATCAAAGCCTTCTGCTTCATGGGATGATCGTTGGCCGCAGCCCCGCATCGCTCTTGGGCTCGGGCTGGGAGGCGAGGAGCGAGTCGATCTTGGCGATGAACAGTCGTCGAGTCTCGGCGACCAGATGGTTCATCTCGTGAAGATCGCACGCCCACGCCCGCAACTCCCGCAGCAGCGCCCCGTCGCCACGCGAGCCGCGACGCATGAGGGCGGCTCCTGTCGCGATGTGCAGCCTGGTCACTGCGCGGTCGATGTCGTCGATCGGACGCGAGTGCGCTGCGTCTACCCACGCCGCGATCTCATCCTCACTCATCGCCGGCTGCGCGGCTGCGGCTTTCAGGCGCGCTTCCTCTAGGTGCTTGGCGAACTGGTGGCACTCCCGCACTAGCGAGTCATTGCTTACGCGTAGGTCGGCGGCTTCCTTTCGCGCGGCGTCTCGTTCCTGTTGCAAAGCGATGATATCCATGGTGTCGAACTCCTTGGTCATGGCGATTCCGTCCTTGCGCGCTCGACGGCGGCGCGGAGTGCTCCGATGTAGTCCTGGTCGACTTCACATGGCGGCACAGCCATCGAACCTCTTCCCTTGCGGGAGTTGCGCACGACATCTTTAGCCGCCGCGAGCAGATCGGGCGCGGGCTGCTGCGGATCAGTCACAGTGATGGTCAACGACTCGCCGTATGCGTCGCCACAGTCGCGAAGAACGCCGCGATGCACGTTTTCGATGCGTAGATGGCGGGGCACGGAATCGCGCATCAGCACCGCTTCGACCTTCAGGTGCCCGATTACGTTCGGTGATGGCGCGGGCTGCTGCCGAAACAGCGAGCGGAGCTTGGCGCGGGCGGCTTCGGCGGCCTTGTCGTAGTGCGAGAGCGGATTGGTCAGATGCGCTTCGGGGCTGTGCAATTCCCACAAGGCATTATCTAACGCCGCGATCGCCGCCTCCACCTCGGCATCACTCGGATGAGTCACAAAGCACCTTCCGCACTCTTGGCGACGTCATTACTTGGGCGGCAAATCGGGCAAGTGCGATGATTTGGATTGGAGACCTTAGGCATATAGGCATGTCCTTTCTGGCACGTAGTCTTTCTTGCGTTGATGCCCGATGGCGACATGCCGCGAATGATGTTCTCCCTCTTGGTCACGGCTTCGATGTGGCTTGGATTGACGCACCACCGATGTCTGCATAGGTGATCTGATTCCATGCCATGCGGAATCGGACCGTTGAGAAACTCGTAAAGCACGCGATGCACGACTTGAAGTCTGCCGTCGATCCACATTTGTCCATAGCCTGATGGACTGAGACTTCGCATCCACATCCAACATCCTGTGATGGGGATGATGGAGACAAAGCGATCTCTGTTGGCGTAGAGATACTCGGGAGAGTTATGAGGTTTCGGCCATGGTCTTTTCGTCTTCATGGTTTCTTTCCCTCGGTGGCGACAGCAGCCTCGCGCGCTTCCTTCAAGTGCTGCGCGAACTGGTGACACTCACGAACGAGAGAGTCGTTGTCGGTTTTAAAATTAGCGAT